CCGCACCGTCACATAGTCCGTCGTCCCTGACGTTGAGCCAGAGGTATGAACCGTGGTGTTGAGGCTGGATATCCCGGCAACCATGATAGGCCGCCCGTTAAGGCCAGCAGAAAAGGGAACTCGTACAATCGTGCTCATTATGCACCTGCATATAGTTGGTTTCGGAGGACGGAATCACCGTGGTCAAAAGCTGGTGCCACTGTTCCGGTAAGGACCTTCTTTAGGACCCCGGCATCTGCGTCATACATCAGTAGATAATCGGCGGCTGTATCCGTTTCAGAACCGACGGTCCAGCCAGACACCAGTAAATTTGCAAGCGTTACCTTGCGCTTTCCAGATAACCCCGCGTCATAGATTGCCACCGTGTCAGCGTCAGAAGGGGTCGTTTGTGCGGCCAGGGCGTCGATATCAAACGTGGTAATCGTGCCCACGTCGATTAGAGGATTAACAATGCGCCAATGGTTGCCCGTTGAATTGTAGGCAACGTCCACAAAGGCACTGAGGAGTAACTCGCCGCCGGTTAACGCAGCGCCAGCAAATGTCACGACAGCCAAAGCGCCAAGTGCGCTCGCGTTAAGTGTGGCGGCCCCCGTGTTGGTCGCAACAGGTCTAAACCGCAAGCGGCAACCATCCGTAAGTGCGATCGTATAGGGCGCCGTGACAACGGCCGCATTAACCGCGCCGGTATCGTCGCCGCAATACGTTGTCCTGCCCTCATAAAGGCGTGCCTTCGATGGTAGGAGGTCAAACCCCGCCGTTAGAGCCGTCGTAATAAGGTTAATATCCTCCGCCCGCGCCTGGGTAAGGCGAGCAAGGGCGGTGTAATTGTCCTTGTCAAAATAGTCGTTTGTGTCGGTCAACGGTCAATCCCCCTCGGGGCGTAATAGTGCTGAATCGCATGAAGCGTATGGACGCCCTCATATGCGGACTCGGAAAGAACGGCGAGGCTGATATCTGTCCCAACGCCCTCTGTGGGGACCTCGGCCTTGCCGACAAGACGACTGGACCAATAAAACTGGTTCCAGGCATCCTGGTTATAAATTCCACCACCGCCGTCTACATCGAAGGCTAGCTCTGGCGTGGCGTCCCGGTCAGTGTCGCCGCCGGAAAAGAGGGCAGAGGCGAATATCTGGACAGAAGGATCGGCGTCTAGCTTTAGGTGTGACTTCTTGTACTGCTTGTTCCGGTTCGGAGTGCCGTCGTTATCCCAGGTCATGCGGTGATAGGCCTGAATTACGGCGCCGTCGAAGCTGGTGCCAACGTCCATTTCGTAGACCATGCCATCATCAGAGCCGAAAATTATCACCTCCTCTCCTGCATCGTCACCCGTGCCACATATCTCGGCACATACGCACAAAACCTCGTCGTCGAACTCAAGGGGCAAGACACAAGGCAGGCGCTCTGGGCTTGTTTTGCGGCCAAAGAACACGAACAAGGCCGACCCATCATCAAAGAATACTCTGTACTGATCGCGCCTTTTTGCAACGATAGAACAGGTAGGAAGCACCCCGGCGGCGCGTTTAGCCGCGAAAAAGGGCTCTTGCAGGAGAGACAGGGTGCCTAGATTGAAGTTGCCCATCTTGTCGCTGGAATCGCCCGACAGCTTTCTAAGCCCGGTATCGTCCATGAATACCGGCGTAGACCCCACAAGTTGCAGGGTGTCCTCGTAGGCGCCCGCGTAGTCGTTTTCATCGTCCAGGACGTAATCATCGGAGTCATTGCCATACAGGATCTTGAGCGTGCTGCGGCTGGTAAGAACCTGCACCGCGCCCCAGCCTGACAACATATTGGTCATTTCACGGCCGAGGCCAATCTCGGAGGCGCCGGCAAAGGTTGTCCACTCATGGGGCGAGCCAATGTCTGAATTCTGGCGTGATCCACCGCGGAAGGCGAAAACAAGCTGCGCCTTGAACATTCCGATATGAGTCGGGCGGTCGTCCGTCATGCCCGTGTCGATCATAACGAAGTAGTTACCGTCGAATTCAAAGCCCCGGTTAACGCCATTTACGCCATAGAAGCGGATTAGATCCGAAGATCCATAGAAGTTGTGCGTATAGAAGCGGTAGTCACCGCTCGCGACGAGCGTTTGCGCTGTAGCATCTGCCGCGATTGTCGCTATATTCGCCTGCGTCGGGGTGCTGATATTCTCGGCAGAGAAAGCACCGCTTGGGCTGTAAATAATGAGTTTCCCGGCTGCATCGCCGTCAGCCCAGGCACCCGACGTCAATATGATCCGGCGCACGGTCGCTGTTTCCGTCGATGTATCCCCGGTAATCACGTGGCCCTCGGCTATTTCAGCCGTGCCGCCGCTGGTAAAGACAAGCTGATAGCCTAAATCCACCTGAACCCAGCCAGCCGCCGAGGATTTCCACATATCAGTGGCCGTGGCGCCCGCGTTGTTGCGGAAGCAGTACCGGATACCTTTGAACTTCCAGACGCCCAGAATAGACCCAGAGCCCGTAGGAGCGGCAATAAGCGCCCTGGCCGCCTCTATGGCCGCCTGTAGGTACGTGGCGTCGAGAGTGTCATTGCTTGCCCCGCGCTTCGCCGTTGTGTCCGTGGCGACAGCTTTAGTTACGGCTGAAACCTGTATAGGGTCGTTATCCGCCCAGGTTCCCGTGACCTCACGTAAAATCATGTAGCCGACAGCATCGGTGCCAACATATGAGCCAGAGTCAATTACCGCTACGGTCGAAACAATACCCGTGGCCCCGGAGTTTGCCCCGGTTACGGCTGTCCCAGCGGCGACCTCGACGGTCCCTGCGTCAAAGGGCAGGGTCCAATAGGACTGGTCCGACGGCTTTGGTTGCCCATCATATCGCTCATAGCCTGAGTATCGACGCGCACCGCGCATCACAGGCTCGTAATTCTTGGCACTAATAGCCCGTCCCGGCCGCATTAGATCCGGTGGTGTTACGAGATCTAACGTGCCTTCGATAGGCCGTAAACGTCCACTTCTCATCGCCATAGAGGGTTACGCAAGAGGGCGTCCTCCTATGGATATGGTTGGGAGTTGTCTTGCTTCGAGGCGCCCCATGACTGCGGTGAAGTGGTTTTCAGACCTGGAATAGACAAGGCTATCGGCCTCATCTTTCTCATGCAGGAGAAGCACGGCCTGATGCACGATCGCCATGTGAAACTCTGCTGGCATTTCAGGCACGTCGGTCGTGAGAGCCATGGTCTGTGGTGATTTCCAACTCTCTCCCTTTAGCGTGTAGGGGCCGTCCGGCGCCTTACCAAGGCAGAGTTGCCCATCCGGGGCCTCGCACCATTCGGTCGGCTTTCCTGATGTCTGGACGCCACGGCCGTATTTGTCTTTCCACGCCTGAAACGATATCTGCGTCATTTGAGACTCGTCGGCGCGGCCGGTGGCGGTCAGGTAGATAGAGAAGGCTTTGTAGGCATCAGCGGCACCTGTGTTGTCGTCAACAAAGGACGCTAGGCGCGTGAGGCCCAGCGCAGCGGCGTTGTATCGAGCCTCTGTGGGCGCGACGATTGCGGTTATAGGGGCAGAAAACTCGTTTCTAAGCCACCGCCAATTCTGGTGCTTGGTCTGGATTGTGTCCCAGGCAATACCGACAGCATCCACGATAAGCGCAGATTGGCCGGAAAGGCCCGTGACCGCCCCTATTGTTGCAGAGGAGGTCCCGGACCATTTTCGCGTCTTTTCGGCAATCTCAAGGAAATTCACCCAGGACCCTCGTTGTTAAATGTGTGCATCTTCCCGGATTCGCCGCGAACGGTTGATCCGGCGCATCTTTGCTTCGCGCTGTTCTTGTTTGTACGGCTCTAGGTCCGCATTCCACTTAGCGATTTCTTCCTCGCTCGGCCGTCTGAGAACCGAATAGGTGTACGCGGAAGCCTCCCGAGGCTCTGCGTTTCGGCCTAAATCATCGTCCCAGCCTTCGTGTATGGTGCTGATGGATTCTTCGAGGACCATGAAGTTACGGTATGGGATCTCAACGTCCTTGCCGCGGGGTATCCAGAAAGACACGCCATTCAGGTGGCAGGGAACATTGCTGCTTCCGCCCTTGCCCGACGAGTTATGGATGCGGATTTTCACCAGCGGGTCATGGGCACCAAACTTGAGCGGATCGACCTTGCGGGTTTTAACCGGCGGTTCCTCGTAGTGTGCTCTTTCAGCCCTGGGGCCAGCATCGCCACCGTCCGCATGTTCAGCGTCGAGCTCGATATAGTTCTCAGCCCACATGGTTTTAATCAGCTTTGTGAGCTTTGGAATCCCCGTCTTAGGGTGAGTCTTATCGACGCCCAGCTTCACCTGGACAAACCACAAGAGTTGTTCCCGTGTGGCATCTTCGATCATAACCTTCATTGTCGTATCCTCTGGTTGTTGTTAAATAGCCGCCTCTAGTTAGATTTTCTTTCTGATGCGTAGAATAGGCCCGCAGTACCGCTTAGACCGATCACGCCAATACGGTCCTCATCGCCGTCTAAAACAATGTCGTAAGGCGTGTTCGCTGGAATGTAGTGGTCCGTTACGGCCGCATTTGCGCTGCTCTCAACGGCCCGGTAGTGGGCGGGCTGTGTCGCGACAATGCGAACCATTACGTTCTTGTTGGTAAAGGTCGAAGTCATTGCACCAACCGCGGCCGAGAACGGAACACCCGTCATGGACTGACCAGGGACGAACGGTACTTCTACCGTCCTCCCATTTGCGTCAGTCGGAAGCCTAGCTTTGTTTTTCATCGAACGGGCCTCCTAGCCCTGCTTAAATTAAGCGGACTGCTCGGGCGCTGCTCTGAAGGCAATGTAACTGTAGACCTTCGCACTGACAGAGATTGTGTCGCCAATCGAGAAGCCGTTCGATCTCATTGTTACGCCAAGCGTTGCCTCAAGACCCATGGAGTCCGGGGTAGACGCATCGCCGCGGATATAAGCCGCTTTGGCGGCCCCAATTCCGTCATGGCCGATATAAACGGCGCTTCCGAAGTTTCTAACGAGAACGACGCAGTTGGGCGTCCATGTGCCAAGCGCGGTGCTCTGCACAATCTCGTTGAGGTTTGAGCCGTTGCCGGTGCAAGTGCCGGTTCGTACCTGCTGGTTTCCGCGGGCGGACTCAAAGAGAGCGCGGGCGACTGTCCCGGCGGCGCGGTTGTTGCCATGACCCACCTGGACGGCGAGTTGGTTGGCCTTGGTCGTCTGGGTTAATTTCGCGGCTGTCATAGTCAGGGTATCCTTTTATTTAGGTGAAGGGGGGCAGGGGTACGCGTAACGTCCCTGCCCCACCTGTAGACAAAAGCCCGTGCGCTCTATTCGCCGAGGGCCGTGTAGTAGTAGGTGTTGCCGCTGCGGCTCATTGACCCGCCTGCGACAAAGCCGTGCCCGTCTGGGTTTGTGGCTTGATCGGTCGTATGGAACCCAAGGGTTTCGATACGAAGGAAAGAGCCGGTGGCGCCACGGACAAGCATTGCTGCGCCCGAGGACATACCGGCTTTCCACTTGCCGATTTCCGACTCGTTGCAAGCCTCGATCGCTTGCGGGACAAAGCCGATTAGAACACTCACATTCGACCCGTTGCCGGTGTAAGTGCCTGTTTTTACGTGGATAGTCATAGTGTCGTTTCCTTATTTCTGTGGGGGCGGAGGTCTACTTAGACCCTATGAGATTGCCGTTGCGGCACACTCAGCACGCGCCATCCACGTTTCGTTCAGCCGTACAGCCGTGAAGTAGTGCAAGGCACCTACATAGCCGCGTTGCCCCAAAGGATCAGACTTGTCGCGCTGACTGGTTGGGATCATCACGGGTTCGCAAGCCGCCTTACCCTTCAAGGGCACAACGCCATAAGCGTCCTTGCCGGTGATAAGGACCGGATACACGTCCGAGGAAGCCCCGGTAGTGGAAACGGTGTCTACGACAGCGTTATAGGTGCCACCAGCATCAGCCCACGGGTCCAGATCCGCGGAGAGGACGTAGCGCACGTTTTCACATGAGCCCACTTCTTCTTCGCAGAGGGTTTGACGCGATCCGTATTCAGCGACCGGCGTAAAACTCGGCATTTCAAGCAAATCGTGTTCCATATCAGTATGGGAAATGCCTGCGTAGGCCGCCCAGACGGCGCGTGTCTGGTAGTTCGGGCTCGCATCCTGGATGCGTGAGATCTTCTTCGCCTTTTGAGCGTTGAGGAACCGTGTGATAGCCCGCTGTTGGGTTTGGTCGATCGGCGTATTGATATCCGTCCGAGCCGCGCCATTAGCACGGTACACGTTCGTACCCGCTTTCACGACGCCCCAGGTGACGGCTTCAATGGTTTGAGCCATCTGGTCAGCAACCGCCTTGAGGCAGTCGTTAAACGCAGAGTCTTCAACCAAGTTCGTCACCCAGTCGGTGAATTCTACCAGGACGCCAAACTGCTGCATCGTTGCAGTGACATCTTCGTAGGTGAACTGTTGGGCGGTCGGTGTGACGCCTTCGGTCAGTGGCGTGGTTGCCGCTGCGAAAGGAACAAGGCGGCGGAAAGTGACGTTATCCGCTTTGTTTGCAGGAAGTGGTTTGGTCATACCAAACTTGCCGAGCACGACGGTTGCCTGAGCCCAGGCAAGCATTTCGATTTCAGCGTAGGTATTTGTCCGTTGGTCGATTACGGCAGTTGTCGTGACAGTCATAACTAGGTCCTCGTAAAAGGCCCCGGTCCGTTAGCGGAGAGCTCTCTCCACTGCTTCGGCTTGCTCCCGTCTTTTCAACCAATGAGTACGCCAATACTCTGAGTCGTCAGTATCGGCGGACGGTGTTGCGCCAGAGCCGGACGTTTCGACAGCGGCGCTAGAATCTAATTGGAGAGATCGACGGATAGCTTCGGGGCTGGGATTGGGTGGATTAGCCGGTTCACCGGCTGGTGAATTTTTCTTAGCCGCCACTATCTCAATCCCATAACCTGTGTCTCGATCGAACTCGCGCATCACCATCGCTACGTCTTTACCGTTCGTCACAAAATCAGTATTCGCCTGGATAATCGACCTAAACTGATCTGATTGTCCGTCAGCCCATGCACCAAACTTCTCACCAAAATCAGGGGACTTAACAACTTCCGTATAGCTGGGGATCAACGCATGTAGAGTAGTATTTTCGCCCGAGAGGTATTCTCTCTCTCGTTCCAGGGATACTTCTTTTGACATCGCCGATATTGGTGCAATCCTGGCTTCTACCGTGTCGCTTTGATTCTTGAGAGCCTTGGTCAAAACACTTTCAACCGCTCCAAGAGCGTCGGGATAGTCCTCTTTTGCAGCAATCCAGTCTGGATCTGTTGTGTAGTCATAACTTGGTACGGGTTCAGCTACCGGCGCCGGGGCGGCGGCAGGGCGTTTTTTAGCTTCTGATCGTGCCGTTCGTAGAGTAGAGATTTCTTGCCCGCGTTCCACGAAACGCTTTTGCATAGCATCAATGGCGGCATGGGCGCTTTCGGGCCCTTCGTCACGTTGCTTTTTCAAAAGTGCGATATCGGGATCTGTGGCAGCTTTTGCCCATATATCCGGGCCATCGGCGGGCGCTTGCGCGGCCTGTGCTGGTTCTGGATATGGGTCTGATACTGGTGCTTGTGCCGGTTCCGGGTCGCCTTGAGCCGCCGGGGCGGCCTCCGCTTCCCCTTCTAGGTCGCCTGTCGGTACGTCGCCGTCTGGTTCGATCGCCCCCATACCATCACCATTCGGATCGGCATGCTTTGCGGACATTTGAGCCCAGTCGTCGTCGTATTGCTTCTGATCCACACCATCGGGTGCCGGCGCATTTGCGGCGGTATCCTCATCGGCAGGGGTCTTTGCGGTCGCAGGTTTCTTAGCCAAGTCTAGTCTCCTAAAGCGGCAGCATTAACTGGCGCTAATCACATGAAGGTAAGCCTTGGTCTAATATGTCAATGAATTTCCGACTGAGATAATCCAGGGGCAATCTTCGGAGGGGGCTTTGTCTCTGCCATCAGAAGGGTTGTACGCATGGCTTTTATGTAACCCCGCCAGTAGCCATCGCCCTCGGGTGTCGCCCCATCCTCCAGAAATCCCCTGGCTTCTTCGATATTCGCTTTAAGTTTCGTTTCGATTGCGGCCCAAGTCGGGCTGTGCTGGTCGATCTTGAATTCATCGCTCATTGGACGGTGCCCGTGGTTGAGATATTCGGGTTAGGCGCTGTGGCCTTAACGACCATTTGGCGCTGCGTCAGGGCAGCATCCACGGCGGTCGCCCGCTCCTTGGCGGCAATCTCACGGTCCTTCTGGGCTAGGCTCTCACGGTTTTTGAGTAGATCCGCCTGTATCTTCTCCATAGAAAGGCCCGAAGTCTGGGACAACTTCATCATCTGGGTCTCGCGGTCCATTACGGCCTTGTCCATTGCGGTCTGGCCGGCCATTCGAGCTATTTCCAGCTTAATTTCATCTGGCGAAGGCGGTGGCGGTGGCGCTGTGGCCTGCTTTTCTTCTTCCTCGGCCAATTCCTCGTCCGTCATAACCAGTTTAGAGGATTCAATCATCATGGTCTTGGAGAGCTCGCGTAGGCCGTCCACATGCTTGATATATGGCGCGTACACTTCGCTTTCTCCGAATCCTCGCAGGAACTCAGTGAGGTTCTTGGACTGCATATCCCGGACCAGAAGCACCGAAGATCCACGGGCCTCGACCTCCATATCTCCCTTGATATGCTCTTTAGGGTTGTGCTGCATGTTCCAGTGATAATTACGAGTCAAACAGGGTACGGTGATCTTATCGTCCCAATTTCTGACCGCATCACGGAATATTACATTCGCCGCATTCATGAGCATACCGCGGCCTTCTGCGGTCTCTACATGGGCCCCAGCTTCTCCCTGGGCGACCAGCGGCAGGCTGATTTCCTCGTCCAGGAAAACCATAGCCAGCTTTACGACTTCCAGCAGATATTGAAGGTTTGACGGGGTATTGAAGCTCTCAAACGGCGGTGCGGACCCAGGAGGAAGGGTCTTTCCAGTCTGGTATAACCAGGCCTTCATCCCTCTCAGGTGCCAATCGCCGTCGGCAGGCTCAAGGATATTCTGGTTAATAACGATCTGATTGCCGACACTGATATCGGCGTTATCCATCATCATGCGCCATGCGGCGTTAATGATCGACTGGGCGTTGCGGGCCAGATATGGCACCCCAAACCCGAATATGGACGTGGTATCCTCGACGAAACAGGCCGCAGAGTAGACAGAATCGCCGGAATCCAGAGGATGCGGCCCCAATTTGAGTGGTTTTCCGTCACTAAACCAGAGAACGACCTTCTGTTCTACGAGCGGGTCCTCCTCCTCTAGCGTGGATATAACCGTCGCGGCATCGTTCGGGTTCATAATTGATCTGGCGATAGAGTCTATTTCAGCGCCAGTTAGCGGGCCGTGGTATTCCCAGACAATATAACGATTTTCAAGCGAAACATTCTGGTTGTTGGTGATTTCCCGGATGCTTTGGAGGTAGTTCGGCGCCTGCTCCATCGGCTTGCTTTTGAGGAGCTCGCGGATCTGATTGCGGTCGAAACCGGGCTTTCTAGCCAGTTTTCTAAGCTGTGACTTGGTATAGGCGTGGCGTTCGTAGAAGAATTCGCACTCGTCGATGGTCCGGGCGTTCATATCCGGGAAGAAGTCCCAGGGGTCTACGCGGTTCCATTCGGGGCGTGGGTCGGTCTGTACGTCTAGCTTCCATTCGCCGTCAGCGACGGTCCAGCCACCCCGGATACGGCTTTTACTGAGCGGGCCCTTCATAACGACCGTGCCGATCTTGGTCATATCCTTAATACCGACGCGGCATTTCTCGCCAAACTTGGACTCTACAAGCTGGTCCTCGTTTTCCTTCTCCATCGCCTCGCCGACGGTCTTGGCTTCTTCAAGTTCATGGGCTGCCTCAATAGCGGCCTGGGCGAAGGGTTGAGCCTTGGCGGCCGCCTCCTTCTCCTGCACACGCATATTGTCGGCGTATTCCTGGTCGATCGCGGTCGATGCGAGCTTGCTGTAGAGATTGGCCTGCTTAATGAGCTTCCGCGATTCAGCGCGGGATTTCTCTAGCTTGTTGTTCAGTGTGGGTACGGGCGTTGGGCCCATGGCCCAGTTCTTGTCGTCTGTCGGGAAAAGAATATCCCCGATTCTCGCGCTCCAGGCGTTTGTTTTCGGTCTGGTTAGGTTGGCGAACACCTTGGACTGCTTGGCTGCGTCGAGGGCGGCCTCTGTTCCTGGCTCATATCTGCCGTGGTATTGGCGTAAATCTTGAATCCACCGCTGTTCGATTGAGGACTTCTTGCCGACCTGCTCAAGGGCTTCCTTGTCCAAACGGTCGCAAATAGCGGCCACAGCGGCAGTTGTGCGCTCTCTGTCCTCGGTGCTCATGGCTTCGATTTCTTCCGCCAGGAGCTCGATTATATTCGGTTCAGGAAGTACATCCTGATTCTGGGAGGTCGTCATAAGATTTAGGAAGGTAGACTTAGGCGCTTTTCGTCAAGGATATTGTTTCAGTGCCCGCCGCTCACAATCTTGGAATAGGCCTTCCAGCCGTCCTTTGTGATCCCCGAGCGGATCTTTCCTTCGATCAGGCCCAGCGTCATATGTCCCTGTTCAACCAAGGCTATAACGTGATCGACGGCGGCCTCTTTCGACCACCCCGTAATCCCAGCGATTAGCTGCACCCCGTTATCATCCATGAGACCCTGCCGGATGGTCTGTAGGTCGAACTCTGCGAGAGCGGTGGCGTCGAATTTAACGACGTAGGCCTCGGAATGCCGATCCCCAAACTCTGCCCGTTGCTCGTCGGTCTGGTCCAGGTGGTCAAATGTGACTTGCTGGGCCTTAGCTCTAAACCCGGTGGCACTCAGCTTGTCGGGCGTGATAATGGCGGGGCCTTTTTTCATTCCTGATTGAGCCGCGCTACCGTCCAGAAGGCCCTTCTTGATTGGGGTTTTCATGTTGAGACACTCATTGCCAGCGCGAAGGCCATACCCATAGAGATACGCCTATCGCCGACTATTATGGTTTCAGGGACTTGGCCTGCTATAGCGACCTTGGGTTCGTCTATCACCCTCGCATCGACCACCATCGGGAAGTAGCGCCGCAGCACGGTAATGATCGGCTCGGCTTTTGAGGGCTCTGGTAGGTTATAGAGGGACGTAAACTTAATGCCGTCGATACTGGCATAAACCGCTTGATATCCGTCACGCTTGAGGCGACCGGATAAGACAAGATCCCCGCGTGCGATCGACACCTGCTCTGTTGTCATACCAAGCAGGGCGCCAAGGGCCTTGTTATTGCCGCTGCACCCCTTTCCCTCCTTTGCTGCGTTCCTGAGGTAACGGGCCAGCTTCTCTTTCATCGCTCGACGTGCAGACATAAACACTCCTATGGCACTGGTGCCCTTGGTGGGAATTTGGGTTTTGCTTTGGGGACTTCGTAAGTCACGGGCTCCGCAAAGGTCAGGGCTATGGCATCCCATTCATCGGGAGACCGTATACCGCGTGCCCGCATATCGTCTTTGGATTCCAGCTTTATGCGCTGGTTCATATCGTATTTGTAGTGAGGGCCAACGGCGTCAGACTGCAATGAATCACTGTCTGGTATGTCAGCCCCGCCTACCTGCTCCAACCAATCCCGCGATCGCATCCACATTTCTGTGCGGCGGTCTTTCGGGCCCGGTCGTTTCTCCATCTTCTTGCCGGTTTCAGACTTGATCCATATATCAGGCTCTTGTGGCGCTCCGCCAAAGTTCACAGGGACACAGATTTTCTTATACTTCTCGCCCCAGGAGCACAAAATATCGAAGGTCCCAGCACCCAGGCCGCCCACGTCGATAAAGAATTTAGCGGGCTTATGGTGGTCAATCTGCTGTTTGCACCAGTTCGCGCCTTCGACCACATCGAGCTTAATTTTGCTCTCAATGCGGCGGACCTTGCGGCCCTGGCGGTAGGCTATACTAAAGCGATCGTTACCGTAGCGAGCGGGATCAGCACCCATAACAAGCGGCCCGAAGCCATCAGCCACGGTCTTGCGGGCCCGAGCAACCAGAGAGGCCTTAATGTAAGAAAGGTCTGTCGATACGTTGAAGGCCTCGGTCGCGGTCGCGGGGTATTCCTGCTGGAATAGGTTGACATCCTGTAGCGCGACAATTTTATTGCGGCGCCATAGCATCTGAGAGAGTTCGAGGTCGTATAGATCTCTGTATTCAATCTCGTCGTCGTCTAGCTCGTAAAGCACACCCTCTTTTGGCTCAATCCGGTATTCCGATTGCCAGAACCAGGGGATAAAGATTGGGATATATTCGGAGAGGCCCGCTTCGGCGTCCTGCCACATCAAATGGAACAGGTTGCCCATGCCGTTCGCGGTCGATTCCAGGATTACTTCTGTGCCCACGGCGTCAGGTATGGCCTGCATAACCCCAGCGGCGTGCTCGTCGGCATTGGGCCAGAAAGCGACCTCGGAACCGTGGAAATACTGAATTGTGCCGGATCGGCCGGCGGCGCGGGTGCCTGCGGTAGAAACACGATATCCACTGTCCAGGGCCGAGAAGTCGAGTTCCTTGGCGTTCGCCGCACGGGTCGGTGGATGGTCTGGGTCATTCTCCCAATATCGGGTCGTCATTTCAAACAGGTTATCTGTGGCGGCCTGTTCGTGGGTCAGGATAAAGGTTCTCACGCCCTTGTTGTGGGTGGTCCGCCAATAAAAGCGGCCTTCCACGTAGGTCGAGCACCCTTGTTGTCGCCCCTTCAGGATGATCGCCCGAATCTTGCCGGTTTCTTCTAGCTGCTTTTGAAGGAGAAGATGGATATGGAGTTGAACACGGTTTAACCGGAAGGGCTCTAGGGCGCCCTCTCCTGCGGTGACGTTCTTGGTGCGGATTCTTAGATTGTTGGCAGCGTAACTATTGAAGTTTTCGCTTATCTGTCGCCGTTCGCGCTCCGCTAGGAGTTGCCCTATCTCGTAATCCTCGTTCGAGAATGGCGTTGTCGATAGCTGCGTCGAGCTCATCACCAGTTAGCTCCCTCAAAAGAGACCCGGCGCCTACTCCCGGTTTGTCGCCCGCCGCGGGCTGCTGGAACATTTGCAAGTGCTTCCCGATGTCGACCAGGGCACCGCGCTTGTCCGCCAGCTTGAATGTAACGGTTCTCTCCATCGAGCCCCCGGATTGCCCGGTTTTCTCTATAATCTTCACTTCGCCAATGGCTGCGGCCTGGGCCCGCGTAATAGCTGACATATCCACGCGCAGCATACCGTCCGCATCTGGCTTCACGTAATCGAGCATGTTCGAGAAGCCCAAACGGCAGAGTTCCTTCATTACGTCGTCTGCTTTGACGCTGCACCGCTCGCTGCGTTTGTCTATTTCCCGCTGAATAAAGGCCTGGGCCGCGATTGTTTGCACGATCTTCCAGCCGGTTTTCACGTTGATCTTGCAGGCCTGGGCGGCCCGAGAGATCGACAGATCCACCATGTATTCCTCTAAGAAACGGCGGTGTGTAACCGTAAGACCGTCCTTGTCTTTTCTTTGAGGCTTCGCTTTTGGTTTGGGGTCTGTTGCCATGGGTCAAAAGCATATGCTTACCGATTAACAATATCAAGAATCGCAGTCGAAACGGACTCGGCCATGCGGGGCGCGTCCATCATGTATTTGCCAATCCACACACCAAACGCGGTGCCGTGCGTTATCCGTAGGGATTCGTCCTCATGTAGCTGTAAGGCCAGTCCGCAATAGGCGGCGGTCCCCTCGACCCAGGGCTGGAGACCATAAAAGACCTCGCGGGCGCCATCCTCCCAGGTTGCCTGAACGAGGGCCGAGGCGCTTTGTTCCTCTGCGGTTTTCTCGTCATGCAGCCAAACAACAGGTTTGTACGCTGCCATCGCCTCATAGGCGCAATGTCCGGACTGAAACGGGAAGGTGTCGAGATACACGTCGATCACCTGGGCCCAGAGCCGGGTATTGACCCAGCCAAGGAAGGACGTGCGTTTATCTACGCCATGTTCTGCGAACTTGCGCCACACGGTATCCTCGCGCCCGGTGTAGACAAATATGGAATCCGGGCAGTCTTTCAGGATGGTAGCGACGGCCTCAATATACTGGTCTGACATTTTCTCTGCCCGCCCCATCCAACCGAATATGGTTTGAACCCCTATGCCTTCCCTGATTTCAAGGGCCCGCTCTGTTTGGCTTTCGTCAAGCAATTCAGGCAAAGCGGTGTAGGTACATTTCCACGTCCGGCCCGCGATTTCCTTGGTCTCGTCGAACGGGTGGCAGGCGTCCAGGTAGCCGTCTATGGCACCGACACTCAGGCCATGCCACTTATGCGCCCACCAGATATGTTTCGGAGCCACGCCTAAAGCGGTGGCGAAGGCCATCGACTGCACGACGGAAACGAACACCATAGCGTCGAGGCCGTCCCTAATGCTTATATCCCGAAGCTCTAGCCATGAGTCGAGCAGGTTCTCGTTGAGGATATGCTTGACCGTGTGGCGCTGAAAAGCCTCGTCGAATTCGGGGTTACGGTCGCCAAAGGTGTAGACGATCGGCAGAATACTGCGGTTGCCCACTTCGCTGCCCACTTCGCTGCCCAATTGGGCAAGCGCATCCAGGAAGGTAAGCAGATTGACGCTATGGGCCAGGAGCGTAGCGGTCGGCATGAAGAACCCGATAGCGGGCGGCAGCACACCATCGGCATAAAGACCGCCATATCGCCACGGATTCTCGGGCCCCTTTGGCATTAAATCGCGCCGCATACGGTTCCCCGCCTCGATCAGCGGGTACTTCATCACACCATGATAGGCCTCGAAGGCTTCCGCGCTGTCCGTGGGGCTCTTAGCCATTCCCGACGTAGCCGCTTCCATAGCGAGGGCGTCGAGGGCAAAGCCGTAGGCGTCTTTCACGTTGTCGGGTCCGCCTCAATCCGGCGTGTGGCCCATTGGCCGACATTCTGCCTGTACCAATCGACGGTCTCACGCAGCCCACCAAGCCATGTGGTTTCTGGTTTCCAGTTGAGATCTCGTAGGGCTCTGGTGTTGTCGCACCAATGCTTATGGACCTGTCCCGGCCGATCCCCGATATTTGCCGGGAATAGGGAGCTTTCCATAATCTTAGACACACACTCAGCGACGTTGTTCACGGAGACAGCGTTGCCGGTGCCTAGATTGTATACCCGTTCCCGCGTGTGCTCGGTCATAACGGCGTTAATGCCCTCAACCAGATCATCGACGTAGATGTAATCCCGAATAGCCTCGCCGTCGCCGTGGACTGTCATAGCCTCGCCGCTGATATCCTGGGTGATAAACCGAGGAATCAGCTTCTCCGGGTGCTGGCGAGGGCCGAAGCAGTTGAACGGCCGCACAATCTTGGCCTTGATTCCGTAGGTCTCGATATACGAGTAAACCGTGCGATCGGCGCCACACTTCGCAGCGGCGTAGGGGCTCATTGGGTTCAAGGGGTGGTGCTCATTCATCGGTCTGGTCACGTCCCAATCGGTGCCGTAGACCTCAGACGTGGAGATATGGATTAGCTGGACCTCGGGATTGCGGCGCACGGCCTCGCATACGGTCTGTGTGCCGATCACGTCGGTCTCGAAGAACAGGCGGCTATTCACGATAGACCGGGCCACATGGGTTTCAGCGGCGAAGTGGACCACCATATTGACCTTGTGAACCAGATCATTGACCAGCATCACATCGCAGACGTTTCCGTAGATGAAGGTCGCCCGAGGGTCGAGGTTGTCCTGTAGTCCCGCGTAGGTCAGGCAATCCAGGACCAGGACCTCATGCCCAAGGTCGCACATCAGATTGACGAAGTGGGAGCCGATAAACCCGGCGCCCCCGGTGACTAGAATTCTCATACTTATGGGACCTATTCGTTAATGGGTTATTGTGCGGTGAACCTAAACAGGCTGGCCGGGACCAGAAGCCCCAGCGTGGAACGGTCTGCCACCCCAAAGGGGCGCAATAGATCGGGGTCTGGCGGCATGATCTGGACAAGGTTAGGGCCTATCAGGCTTGCCATATTGGTTACACCCTTCTCGATACCCTCAACGTCGTCGAAGGCGTAGATGGTGTCGGAGCCCGAAAGATCGGCAATTAAATCGACATCTTGGGCCTGTAGCCGCCCGTCGAAAAAGAAAAGGTCTATTTGTTTATGGCCGTGCAGCTTCACGCGCTCGAACATGACCGGGGACATTGTTTTCGGGTAGGTAATAACGGTTGGGCCTGAATGGCGGTTTAGGTCCTTTTCGCTCAAGCAAGCATTGTTGCCGTCGCATGTATGGATTGTACCAGCCTGGACCATCCCCGAAGCCATGGCGAAGGTGGACTTTCCGATATAGGTCCCAATCTCACAAACCGCAGTAGGTTTGATATATGAGGTTAAAAGATGGAGCCATATTGCTGTCGATAGGGGGATAGACCCTGTTTTCTCAGCCATAAAGTCCTCGGCAGCTTCGGCAGTCCGGCTGTAGCCCACCATCCCATCGTGAACCTTGGCGACACGAAACGCGCTCAACCGAAGCAGCCGCTCCCAGAACAGCTTGGACAGGTCGTATGTTGCGATATCAAACACCCAGCATCTCCCTCAGAGTTATGACCTTGATATCTCCCGGTATCTTGGCCTTGATTTCCTTCTCGTATGTCAGAGACATAATCAGCATCACGTCGATAGGATCGGGGCGACGGAGAATGTCAGCCGCGCTCTCGATCATAATATCCACGCCATCAAGCCACTTGCCCGCCATACCGTCGTCGAATAGCCGGTAGCGTTTCAGGAAGTCTTGATCCCGGCAGTACGGCAGGAATCTCATGGGGCAGTAGATCCCGACGCGCTGGCCCGCTGCGTCGAGAGACATAAGCAGGTTTCCGACGTGGGCATAGTTCCGCGTAGCCTTGTTGATAAACGCGCCGAATGTTTCATGTGAAACAGGACTAAAATCTATTACCCGCGTTGTTGGCTCACCGACCACATACAGCTTTCCTCTAACATCGTGGAGGCTTATCGGGTCCAGGCCAGCGGCGGCGAAGGTTCTTCGGATTGAGTGTGTAGTGAAGTAGCTTAGGTGCTGTCCCTGGGCCATTGATATATCACCGAACGCGACCTCGGCGGTGCAGTCGGGCACGACAATGAAGATTTTGCCTGACTTCCTCAAAAGAGGGACGCATGATTTAAGAAACGCTACCGGGTCCTCAACGTGCTCAAGAACATGGTTAGCGATTACTTGATCGAAGTGCTTGTCTGGTGGCTGGCGGTGCCGTTCCTCTGCTGGGACAGGCCATTTCCCAACCCAGGCCGTGTGCTCGGCACCATGCTTTTCAATGTGATCCCCTAACCATCCCGTACCAGGACCAATCTCAAACACCTTCAACTTTTCTGCTGGCGTGTACCTATTCTTGAGGAACTTGTCGTAGTTATCAGTCGCGCCCAGGTTCTCGGACCCGTGCTCATAAACCTTGTCCAGGGCGTTCATAAGCTCGGGATAGATATGCTGGCGAACGAGCCTGATATCGTTGTCGTAATCCCATGTGAAGTCTGCCCGCGCCGGTATTGCCGGGTCAGGTGTTGGAATTGAGGGGTCCGCGTTGAGGCGCCAGTTAAACGGCAGCTTGGGGATAATCATGCTGCAAGGACCTCGTTTGACTTGGATATGACGTAACCGACCGCAGATTCGTCCAATCCGGCCCAAATCGGGAGGCTAACCGCGTGTTTTGCGGCCTCCTCTGCGCCTGGGTAATCCGCCGGATCGAGGGTGTACACCTCCCTGAACTGGGCATGGTGGTGCAACGGGCGGTAATGACGGCCACATTCGACCCCATGCGCGGCCATAGCGGCGATATAGCTCTTGGCGTCTGGAACGTGGACGATAAACAGGTGGTGCGAGTGCCCCTTTTCACGCTCGGGCAGGAGGCAGCCACGCAATCCATGGCGGTATAACTGGGCTACTATGGCGCGTTCACGCCTCATGCGCTCGGCTCGGCCTAGCTGTACGAGACCTAACGCGGCCTGAATGTCCGTCATGTAGTAGCGGAAGCCTTCGTGAAGAACCTGGTGCTCCCTGTCCCCAATAAGGCGGGCCTTGCTGTCCGTATCGAATCCGTTCGATCTCATGCGCCGTATTCGCTTTGCTGTCTTTGGTGACTGGGTGACGTACATCCCGCCACCGCCCGCCGTGATTGGTTTGGTCGCGTTGAAGCTGAACACCGCGTCGGCGTCCGCGCCTGGGTCGTATGGCAGGCAATGGGCGGCGTCCTGAATTATGGGCCTTCGGTTGCCCCACGGCTCCTTGGTCATAGAGCCCGCCATATGAACCGGCATATAGGCGCCGCAGTGGTTCTGCTTTTCGTGAACGTCTATCGCCTTGCCGGTAATCAACAGGGTTAGCGGGTCCACGTCGCAAAACACGGGCATACAGTCAGCAAGCTCGATTGCTCGCAGGGTGGCGGCGTAGGTCCAGACAGGGACAGCAACCTCGTTGTCCGGGTGAATTACGCTCGCCAGCAGCCCCATATGGAGCCCGGCGGTGCAGCTTGAGACCGCGACAGCTATGCAGCCATCACCGCACGCATTGGCGAAAGCCTCCTCGAACTCCTCGACCTTTGGGCCCTGGGTGATCCAGCCAGACCGCAGGACAGCCGCGACAGCCTCAACCTCGCCCTCGCCTATGCTCGGGTGGTGGAGCTTAATCTCCATTGCGGAAAATCCCGACTAGCGGCGTGTATTTGAAGAGCAACTTGCGAGGCCACTCCCGGCCATAAACGAAGGCCAGGAACACAGCGGCCAAACAGGCAGCGATTAAGACGATTGCCAGGATCAAACTTGTCCCGACAGCGGCAGCGGCTAGGTAATTCGCCGCGAGGAAGAACGTGATAGCCCTACACAGATGGTCCATTAGTTAAGCCATTCATAGATATGGCGGAAGATTTCGGGCTGATAGAACAGGCCTTGCTCGGCGCCCGATCCGAGAAGCGTTACCGGCGTGAGGGCGTTGAGGGCCAGCCGTACCCGGCCTAGCGCCTTCTCGTTCGCTATCGTTGGCACGGGCAGAATAGGCCCGAGGTCGTGGGTGCCCAGTCTTTGTAGGCCATCGGGCATTAAATCCATCCCCGGCGGGTCTATGTACTCGTAGCTGATCCGCCGGTCGTTGGGGTCGCCCGTGAAATTGCAGTACCAAGTGACTCGAAAACGACTCGTATTCGTGTAATCGAAGGCGTAGTGCAGGTCGTGATCCGGGGCGTCACCCAGGCAATTCACCACGGTCACGCGCAGCGGCTCATGCTCAAGGTCAGGCCATGGGATACCATAGGTCCTCGCGGCACCACGTAGCCCAGCGGTCCAGATAACGTAGGCATTAGAAGGCAGGATACCGTCCGTATCGAAGTCGAAGGCCACGCCCATGCTCTTGAGCTTAACCACGGCGGCGTCAGCCAGGGCGACCATGCCATCCTTGGGGTAGAAGCTCGTCTGCTCTGATCGGTACTTCTCAGGCAAGGTGCGTTGATCCGGCCATGCGAGGAGGCCAGGGGCCTTGTCTGGCTCAAACTCGTAAGCCTCCAGGGTCCATATCTCATCCATTATCACGCACCGATCGACTTTGATTAGCTTGTCCGCGTGGTCGGCAAGGATATCTGCATCGTCCACGTCCCAGAGAGATTTAAGAATATCAGGCTGGGCGATACCCGGAGGCGGGTTCGCGATGGGTCTCAGGTCCGGGTAGGGCGAATTGGTCTGTAGGTGGTCGCCAAACCAGCACCCAGCTATCTCACGGGGAATCGGATGATGGTCCACCGGCAGGTCGCGCCAAAAGCGGTCTATCTCGTCTATGCCGCACTCCGTATACCAGTGCATCCCGGCCTCGAAGTGGTGCGCTTGTTCGGTCGTACCTCGCCACAAGCCACCAGGGCCGCTCGCCTTTTCCATCACAGTCACATCATGGCCGCGAATTGCCAGCAGATAGGCAGCGGTTAGGCCAGCGGGCCCAGCGCCTACGACGTACTTCATGTGCCTTTGCCCCGAATCTCACTCGCAATCGACTCTAAGACAGACGCTATATTCGCCATATGTGTCTTTGAATAGGCACATTCAGAAACGAGAGTACGGAAGGAAAACTCACGACCAAACGCTTTGTCCTCATCCCCGGCATCTTCCGCGCAAAGATTCCAATCAAGGCTATCAACGACAAAAGTTATATCGCCATCTGTCCAGGGGTTAATCGCAGCATGTATATCCCCGACAAAATCGAGGACGGCAGCTTTGGCTATTTCATCCGTGGCAGCTTGGTACACAGCCTTGGCACCATCAAAGTCGAAGTGAAGGTGCTCAATCATGGCATTACCCAGCTTGGCCGGGTCGAGTTTGAGGGCATCAATAACCGCGCCTTCTATCGTCTCGGCACTATCCCAGTATTTAATCTCCATTTCGGCGCTCATGGGCCTTTGCCCCGAAGCTCACTCGCAATCAATTCCAAGGTGGAGGCCATAACCTCGGCGTGATTGTCCCTGGTATCCCCTTCCTCAAGGTCCAGGTTGCCCAGGCACTCCGTAATCACGGCGCGAAGGGACCAATGGCGATCAAACGTGGTGCCGTCGTCGCCAGCCGATTCCGCGTTGATCTTCCAATCAATGTTATCGACCAAGAACACTATATCGCCGTCTACCCAGCGATTAACCTCGAAGCAGAGAGACTTAGCGAAGTCCACAACGGCCCCTTTCGCTATCTCGTCCGAGACTGCCTGAAAAGCAACCTGGGAATCGTCGTCGTCCAGACTAAGGTTGTCAATGATAATGCGGCCTAGTTTCGCCGGGTCTAGCTTGAGAGAGCCAATAACGGCATCCTCAATCTGATTGACACTATCCCAGTATTTAATCTCCATTATTTAATCTCCATTTCGGCGCTCATTCGCCTTTTTCGCCTTATCAGCGAGGGCTTCAATGTATGGCAGCTTATGGAAAGGTAGTGACGCGCTGCAAAAATCACTACGGGGCTTCTTCTCTCAGAATGTGGATACAGAACTCAAACGGCAGATAGCCAGCTTCGAGCGTCCACCGCTTAGACAGGGTTGAGGCCATTATCGCCGCCTGCCACGGGCTTATATGAAAGTCGGTAGGGCCCTTACGGTCGGCGCTCTCGTCCAGGAAGTCGATATGAAGCCCGATTCTGGTGCTTTCCCAGAGGAGGCGCATGGTCTCGGCTATGTGGTCCATGTGTTTGGGGCGGTCACGCTTGCCCATACGGGTAAACACGCCACACGCCACAACATGATCCCAGGATACGCCAAACTGAGGCAGGTCCTCAACGGTCCCGACCTCGAACTTGTGCTTTGGGTATGCTTGGCGGGCATTGCCGATGAACCCGGCAAAAGGATCAACGCCTAGATAGTTGTTAGATCTCACGACCTTTGCGAGGCCACCGAGGCCGCAGCCGAGGTCCAGGACAGTAGCGTGTTGAATGGAGCCGCCGGTTAGCTGGAGATACCGAGTGAGGCACTTCTCCTCCTTGGTCCAGCCGAGGGCCTTATTCGTAGCGCCGCATTGATTTAGCGCAGTCCGGTAGCTGGCGATAACCGCAGGATCGGGGGCGAGTTCACTCATATGGCAGAGGTCCCCATCCCGGTCCGGTCTCGATTAGGAAATCCAAGGCAGACAGATAGGGAATGAATGGCTCGCGGTGCTGTGGATACACCGGATGGTTTTCTGAGAAGTCCGACCATTCAATAGTTACTCCCGCCCGAGAGAATTGAATTTCTGAAACATATTGTCGTGCTGTTGGGCCTGATATGAAAACGTCGGCCCCTAGCCGCTGACATATTGCCAAGGGTCGGTAGGTTCTGTCCAGGTCTTTCGAGATTTCCATACCAGATACGCGCAGGGTCGGGGTTGTAATCCCTAGATGGTGTGCCATCCATTCGATAACCGCGATATTGAGGTCAGCCAGAAACTCGTGGTCCTCTGCTATCAGGTCCCGGAACTCCTCGACGTATTGCTCGACGTGCGGCGCGTTCCGATACCAGTTGCCCAGCTTCTCCGGGATATTTACCTGCCATAGGTCGCCGTGCGTCGTCAGCGGTAGCTCGTTCAGCATCAGGAATCCATCGCCCTTCTTGCCGCCACCATGCCGCGTGGGCACCGATAGCCAAGTCGATTGGTTCTTGGGGTCTCTCATATGGTTCCGGTTGGCGTATCCCTTCCGGCTGAACTGCACGTCGTCATAGAACACGAACAGGTCTGCCCGGCGCATCATATCGAAGTAGCCCAGCCAGGGCATAAAGTTGGGTTGGATCACAGCAACGGATACGGTCATGGGTAAAGCCTTCCATAGAAGCCCGATTGATAGAAGCCCGATTGATAGAAGTTCGATAGAGGGACACGGGTCTGGCCCTGCCGGATTGAGGTCCCATAAAGGGCCATATCGCCTATCTCGCTCTGTATCCGATCCACGCTTGCGGCCAATATTCGCTGAAACGCGGCCTCTAGCTCTGGCGGGAGGTCAGGCCCTTCTTTGATGAATAGCTGGGTGTAGACGTACTCCACCTTGATCTCCTCTGTCATAGCGCCACCCCAAAGGGAAACCCGGCCACGCTTAAACATGGTCGGGCGTCGAGGGTTTGCGGCACCGTAAAATGCCTATGGCAATGGAGATCACCGCAGTCATTATAGGCCATGGTGCTCATTCGTCTAGCTCCGCGTCCACCATATCCAGGATGGTCTTTAGGACAGGCGGGACCTTGCTTTGCCATATCCGGCTGATTGCAGCGTCGAGCCGTTCATGTTCTCGGTGGTAGGCCCGCATCCTCACGCCATACGCCACTTGCCGGTAGGCGTCAGAGACAGACCGCAACGGCAATAAGTGAGTCTGCCGCACAGCATTACCAAAGGAATCGCCGTTGTTCGGGTGCTCCATCGCGTTCATTTGCTTGTTGATGGCCTGAACCGCAGCCTGCTTCTCGTCGTAGTGTGGTTCGGGCTCGTCAATGCCGCGCGCCTGCACTGCGTAAGTTTCTGGCAGCTTAAAGCTAACGGTCTTCGCATTACCCAGGAATTCCCTGTCCACCAAGCCCCGCATGGCGAGGGATTTAGCGTCCAGTTGCATCGACCCAACGGCAACGGCCCCGGCAGCACCGGCACCCAGGCGCAGCAGGTTCCGGCGTGATTTAGCTGTATTGTCCATTGCGCTCCCCTATGAAAGTCCGCCCCAGGTCCGTTAACTCAAGGCAGCCGTCGCCGTTCTTCTTCGCCAGTTTGGCGATATACATAGTTTGACGCGCCTTCTTAGCCGCATCCTCTGATATGCCCCACACTTCCGGGCAGACACCAGCGGGCATCATATGAGGGCCAAACGCTGACGAATGGGCGTGGATAGCCTTGAGGTGTGGGATTAGCGGTGTGTTGTCGTAGATCTTAGCTTCGGGCCCTGGTGGCATGGTGACCTCCGTTTGTGGCAATGGGTAGGTAGGTTGGTGTAGCTGGTGCATCTGAACACCTTGATAGGTTTGGCTGCCCAGCTTGATCGGGCCCGCCTCCTCGAAGAATCGCCGACTGGAGATAAACCCATAGACGCGGGCGCTATTAGGCCCTTCGGAGCCCATCTGCATAAGAATTTCAGCCTTGAGAGGGCTATGTTCTGCGATATAGGCGAACCGTGGATTGGATTTGAGAGCAGTCTTAACCTGTACGGTCCACCCCTTCCCCGGCCAGATTAGATCAACACCACCATCAAGCTCGCCCTCGGTTAGGACATCAGATACGGGATAGCCGAAATACTTGAGAGCACAGGCCTCCCCGACGATTCCACCGCGCTGTCGGATCGGCCAGGGCTTATGCAAGTCGCCTTCGTGCTGTTGAAAGCGGCCAAGATTGTCGAAGCCAGCCTCACGTGTCGCAAGCTCCCGATCAACAATGGCTATCTCAGCGGCGTCCAGGTGGAGGATTAAGGTTCGGTCAGTCATTCCGGGCTCGCCGCGTCGAACGTCAGAGTTTTGCGTATCTTAGTCATTGTATATCCTTTCGATTACCGGGCCGCCGCGCTGTCCACGTTCCCAGATGTACCAGCCGTGGGCCGTGGGAGTACTACCGCCCTTCTTCTCGGCCTTACTAAGGCTTGCCATCCAGCAGGTCGCACGGGAGCCGCAGAGATAGATACGATTAGGCGGGTTGGCGTCCCAGAAGGCCTCGCGCTTCACTGATTCGTACCAAGCCCATCGCTGAAAGCAGATTATCTTGCGAGCGCCGTAAGCCTTGGCTGCCTCTATGAATTCCACCGCACGGCTAAACGGCGGGTTTATGAAGACCGTAGCATCCTCACACTCGACCGTGATCCGGTGTAGGTCAGAGCCCTCAACATGCACGTACTTCTCGTCCATCGGTTCGAGGTAGTTGACGTTGTAATCGAGACCGGACACCCAGGGGTAGATGTCATTCTGTATGACGTGGTGGCCCAGAGTCGCAGCGACGTATCCCATGCGCCCATCGCCAGCGCACGGGTCGATAACAACGTGAGTCATTAGCTCCCGGTCCAGTATCTTATGGATAGCCCACATTGAGGTACGCCAGAATTCAAGTTGTTTAACCCTCTCGGCGAGGAGAGAGGAGAACTCAGGTTCTTTGAAGTCGCATTCGGGGTAGGTGCTCATGCCCTGGCCTTTGCTTTAGGAAGGGTGCCAGTCAAGAAGAACTCAAGGTCCTGGTCTGCCTTCTCATTCAGGAGCCGCAGCCCTATACGCATGACATCGTTATCACTGAGATTTAACTCTACACCGTGATATCTGGCGTTACTTTGGATATTGAGCAGCCGTTCTTGATCCCACTCGTTCAGGCGGACGGTGATGGCCTTTAGATTACGTCCTGTACTGTCTGTGTCTGTCATAGTGATAATTCCTCTGTTTTTGTGTGACCCGGCAGCCTAGCCGGGAGGTTTACGTGTTAATTTTCTGCGCCGCCGAAGCATTAGCATTAGCCTCGGGGCCTACTTTCCCCCCGCCTCCTTTCTTTTCTTTCAACGGGACGATTGTTTTTTCAATCTCAGAAGCAGGTTCTTTGTCTCTGAGTGCAGGCGGTAATGAGTGTGCTAACACGTCATGATTAGCCATCGGAGGAGGGCCACCAGGGCCCGTATCCGAAGGGTCCGTATTCCCTCTAGAACTCTTTGTAGTTCTAGTTCCCCCCACGTCCGTTGACTGCCCGTTATGCTCCCGTTTAGCAGCCGTTGAACGACCGTTGGCTAACCCCTTGCGTTTAATAGCGGATTTGCGCCCCGCATTTACACGCTGATCGTATGCCTTTTTAGACTTTCTCAATATTTCGCGGGCACGCTTCTGAACTAACTTGCCATTTTCGAGGATAAAGAACTCCCTAATAACGTCCTTATGATCGGCCCATTCTGCCGCTGTCATTTTAGCGACGCGGGCCAATATCCGGTCGTCATTAGGGAGGGGTTTGGCTTGCTTGTAATAATGGAACAGGAGCAACAGATATGCGCCGTGCTCGATGGTGGTCAAATGAGCGGTATCGGAGAGATAGTCGCCAATGTGGAATTGTACCCAATGAGTATGTGACGCCATCACCAATCCTCCTCCTTGATATCGTCGGGCTCTAGCGCCTTCTTCTCGTCATAGGGGCGTCTGTGTTGGCTCTGGTATGGGGTCTCGAGGCCTTCTCTCGGCCACTCAGGTTCTCGGTCCTGGTTCACGAATACGCCATTCTTCCGCACTACCTGGATTTCTGCCGGACTGGCGCCATAATTGCTTTTTTTGCTCTCCAGGACAAAGGGCCCACGGCCAAATTCGTCCTCGACCTCTCCAGCCTTACATTTACGGTGGTACAGATAGAGTCTCGATCGCACGGCATTGTGCCACGCTGTAGATCCGCTGGTGCCGCTGCCGCTACTTATCCCGGACATACTCGGGTGCGCCAACAACAGGACCACACCATTGATATCGTTAGCGAGACCACCCAGGGCATTAATAAACGCTGACGCTTGGGGCCTTGAAATCTCATTGCCGCCGAACACATTATACAATGAATCGAGCACCACCAATCGGGCCCCACGCTTCAAAGCCAGCTGCTTCACCTGAGTTAAGAACGGTTGGATTGATCCATCCTCATCATACTTCCCAGCCGAGTACATAATATTGTCCATACCCATGCGGGACAGGAGCGTGACCCAATTTTCGAGGTCAGAAAACTGTGATCCCTGGGCTGCTAGAATGTCGCCAAGTCGGCGCTGTAGCTCGTCTGGATCATCCTCACAATGGACCCCCAAAGTCGGAACATTAGCCACCTTTTGACCCAGCCATGGCGAACCGGTTGCGGCGGATACGAGGAGTTGCATAGCTATATGGCTCTTGCCGGTGCCACCTTCTCCACTCAACATTGTGACCGTGCCCACTGGCAAAATGTCCTGAACAATCCATTCCCGCTGCGGAATAGGGACACCCTGCCATTCAGACGGACTGATGAGACCATCAGCACCGGTTGGCAAATGTAAAGCCTCGGCCAGACCACCACTACGGGCACCCTGGACCCGCCTCTGCTTGTTTACGGATCGGGCTGACATCATTTCATATTCGGGCGGCAATTCGGTGGTCATGTTGGGAACCTAACGTCTGGGATAGAAAACGGGCGCTCAAGCTGGGCCAGAAGCATCACTCCGAACGCCTGATTTGTTGTGATAAGATAGGGTATGTCAGCCAAGTGTAGCGGCCAAAATGCGCGTAGATCTAGCACGACTATTCCGGCGCAATCGTTCTGGAGCCATTCCAGCGGGGTCTCATAGACGCGAAGCGGCTCCTTATAGAAGGACGCCCGCTCTAGTGCCTCGTGCCCAAGGTACGGCGAGCCACCGTTGTACGCGGTCCAGAAGGCTAATGGCGCATCCAGGCGAAACGCGACCATATCAAGGAGTGTCTGCTCAAACGATGCGACCGGCAGGACATAGCCACGGCGGCCCGCGTCTGCATCCGGTCGCCAATTGCCTTTGCTCACAGAGAATAGCGTCGAAAACAACATGGCCTCGCGGCTGGTTTGAGCCGATACCCCCGCTCTTTCGAGGTTCTCAATATCGGCCTGGGCCAAGTCTTTGAGGGCTCCCACTTAGGCGGCCAGAGCATGTACGAGCATGAAAGCCCGGATTTTCGCCAGTGTCTTGCGGCGCAATACCCGGTCGCCCTTCCGCATATCAAAGACCAATTTGCTATCATTAGTCGCCAGCACACCGAAGGCTGTCGCCTCCATATCGTGCCGGTCGAGGAAACGCTCGACCTTAACTAGCATATCCGCTCCGCGCTGACGTGCGCGGGCGAGTTCTTGGCGCTTGTACTTATCCATAAATAACCTCTGTTTTTTCGAGGAATCGAATATCACTCTTTTTTCCTCTAAAAGCAACCAAAACCCATTGCAAGAACGGCTGTTCTCATGTAGGGTCTGTTTGCTCTGGTTCATTACCAGAGCCGTGAGCCCCAGCCAGGATGGGCACACGCCACAGAAACAGTAGGAAAGCTCACGATTATGACCCTCACAGCATATCATAACGACCATAAAGTTAAGGCTGATCTTCTCAGCTCCTTAAAAGCTCACGCCAAGGCTGATCGAATTGTTAAAGGTCAGTATTGGGAAGATGGAAAGGGTTGCGCGGTCGGCTGTACGCTTGACTCAGTCGGGCACGCCAGTCACTGCGACCACATGGCTTACGAGAGAAAATTAGGCATCCCGGTTATGCTTGCCCGCCTAGAGGATACGATATTCGAGGGTCTTTCAAACGGGGATGCAAAAGAATGGCCGATCATGTTTGCTCAAGCAATAAAGCCCGGCGCTGACTTGTCTCGAGTTGGCTGGAAATTCCAGCATTGGATTTTAACTGGCTCTCGTCTTTTAAACGATGGCGGCAGAGAGGACGTAGCTAAGGCAATCAAGCAATGCGCTGATGTGTTAGTGCCACTAACGCGAGGGCGTCCAGTGGATAAGTTCGCCGCCTGGTCCGTCGCCAGGTCCGCCAGGTCCGCCGCCGATTCCGCCGAGTTCGCCGCCGAGTTCGCCGATTCCGCCGCCTGGTCCGCCGCCGATTCCGCCGAGTTCGCCGCCAGGTCCGCCAGGTCCGCCGCCGATTTCGCCGAGTTCGCCACTTACGAACACATGGCTGAAAAACTACTCCGGTTAATGCGGGCTGCTAAATGAAAGTTAATAGTTTTTGGAGGTTAGAATGTCAGCCAAGATAACAACGTCCCCATGGGGCAAGCCCGACAGTCAAAAGACGATTGCACCGGGGATCATCCAAGTCTGGACACCCTCACACGGCGGGTTCTGGGTAGACCCTACCCGGCTCCATGAAATGAGCGAGAGGGTGCCTGAACTTCTGACCCCTAGCCAGTTTTTCAGGTACAGCGGCAATATGGCTGACGGTGCATGGTTCGAGGAAGATTCAGAGTGCGCCCGTGTCTTCATTGCCTTCCCTGAATTCTTCCCTGGTGTCGATCAGGAAGAAGTCGCCAAGCAATTCGCCTACTTTAACCCAGAAATACAGGCCGCAGGTCTGGCTCGCGCAGAGCGTGAGGCCTCATATGTTTAAGATTGTCCGCGCATATAGCCGCCCCGATCCACAGAGCCCGAGCGGGCACCTGGAAACTAAGAAGGGCCTGTCGCTTGAGGAAGCACAGAGCCACTGTAGGCGCGACGACACCAGCACACGCGGAACCGCCAAGAAGGCCCCCGGTGGCTGGGATTGGTCAGACCAGTACGAAGAAACCTAACCCCCAAATCCCGCAACCGCCCCGCCGTGCCCTGAGAAGCGCGAGCGGGGCCTTCTGGGTGCCACTCTCGGCTCACGTTAAAAAAGGCAGAAAAAATGATTAGATCAGTATTAACGACAATCGCGGGCGGATGTCTCGGCTATACAGCGGCGGTTCTGGTCATAAACGGGACCTATTCATACAACCCCATGAAACTTTTGATTCTCGGCATGTTGATCGGGGTCGCATCAGTAACGACTCTCATTGTCTCGGCGATGGTGAACAGATAATGGCTCACACCAATCGCCAGAAGGCAGCTTTGGCACACGCCACGCTCGCCACATTCGCCGCAGCCGTTGGAATGGGTGGTGACTTCGACAAACACCACGCCGACGACCGCCAGGACGCGCTAGGCGACCTACTCACCAATCTCATGCACCTGACAGCACAGGACCCCGGCTTGGACTTCGCAGCGGCGCTAGAGACCGCTGGGGGCAACTTCGACGAGGAAGTGTTCGAGGAAACGGACCACACCAGCGACGACGTGCCAGACATTTCACAGTTGGGGAGCTAAGACCATGGAACAATTCAGACACCCGCTCTCCCGCATCATCCACGAAATCAATTCTAAGCGAAACGCCCGGTTTTGGCTTTTCGTCCACGGATCGCCCGTTAAGCTAACCCTCAAGCCGGGGCAGACCATCAACCATTGCGCCGGTAGACCTACAAACGAGGGCTATTCCTACGAGACCACGCAGCTAACGCATGAGATTGATCAGATCAAATGGGTGGCCGGTTCTATTGGTTGTGATTGTGATGGTGGGTATGAGTACTTTAAAGAGTCTTCATGCGAGCCTCACCTTTTGCGCGATAGGGAAATCAAGGACTACGACTTCGGTTTTCCAATCTGGTCCGATGGCGAATCCAGCCAACGCGACCAGTTCGCAGAAGCGGCGGGGTATTGATATGAGCAACATACTCTTACCCCGCTCGTTCGCCCCGCACCTTACCGACCTTCTAGCCAGAGGGCTCGACGATTTGGCGTCACTAATCGAGTGTGGCGACCTATCGGACGAGGCATACGAGGCGGCCTCTGAAACGGTCGCAGAGTTCGAGGCTATGCTTTGCAACGGCGAGTGGGGCGTCCGTATGATCCCCGCTGCCAATGGCGGCAAGTATAGTTGCTGGCACCGTAACCCGCATAACAACGCAGTCCAGAGATACGACACTGAGGAGGAAGCCACTAAGGCGGTATCCCTCGGCGCTGTCGACCCAACAGCCGTATATGAAGCGAGGAGAATCTAATGAGCAAGTTTATCCCCACGGCCAAAGGCCGCTTTGTTGTCATTTTCAATCAAGACCATATCCGGGCCTTCGGAACGGGCTATCGCCCTGTCTATATCGAGGAAGGCCGGAAGTGGGTCTATATGCTCGACTGGGCCACAGGAGATACGGCGCGGGTCAAACTGTCCGTCCTGGACGCTACCATCGCCTCACACACGTCTATTAACCCCCTGCCGCGTCTAAAAAAGCTAAAGGCTGGCAAGGCACGGGCGAAAAGGTCCGTCCGCCTGTTCCGCAACGCTATCGAAAGCGCGAGGGCCGCCACCTAATGAGTGACGAACCAGAAGTAGGGTTTTTCAAGACCAAGCTGGTATCAGGGGGTCCTTGGGTCGCTGTCCACATTTGGGATGGCCCGCCTACGGACCCCTTAACCGGCGAGACCCTAGACCGCTCTTGGCGGTTACAAGCACTTGTTAATGACGAGCCAGAGGACCCTACGACGATATGGCCGGGGCCTGTCCCGATCCCACAGGAAGAATACGATTATCTACTGACCGTTCGCGCCTGGGCTCTGGAGCACAATCCAGACGACCCAGCAGCCGCGCCCCGCCGCCGGATAGATATGAACAAGCTACCACCCATTAAATTTTAGCCACCAACCAGAGGACTAAAACTATGCCAGAAATCACCCAAGAGCCCGCACCCATAGGGCACAACAAGCCACCCCTCGAAGAATACTTTGCGGATCTAAACGCGGATCTTCCTCAAGATCTACAGACCGAAATGAAAGAGGCCATCGACCGCGTGAATGAATTGGTCGAGAACGCCGAGCTTGTCCCGGACACAATCAGCAACGAGGAGGAGGAGGGCAAGGCGACCGATATCGTTTCCCAAATGAAGAAGCACCGCAAAAACCTTGAATCCAGGCGCACGGGAATCAAGGCCGGGGCCCGCAAAGCGGGGGAAATCATCGACGGTTTCTTCAAGAAGAAGGGGCTACAGCCGCTCGACGATGCTTGCGATACCATAAACCGTGGCGTGACAGCGTTTAAGCGGATCAAAGCCGAGGCCGAGAAACGCAAACGCGAGGAGGCGGCCCGTGAAGCTGCCGCCGAAGCCAAGCGCATCCAGGCAGAGGCCGACGCCGCAGAAGACAAACGCCGCGAGGCAGAGGCAGCGGCAGCCAGAGCCAAGGCGGAGAGAGAAGAAGCCGAAGCCGCCAAGCGCAAAGCTATCCAGGAAGCAGCCGACGCGGAAGAACGTCGCAAGAAGGCCGAGGCCAACCGCATCGAACAGGAAAGGCTCGCAGCAGAAGCCACCTCTGCTGCGGCCAAAGCCGACGCCCTGGCCGCAGCAGAGGAGGCAGGGCGCCAAGTCGCGGAGGAAGCCCGCAAAAAGCAGGAGGCTCAAGAAGAAGCGGATCGCCAGCGCCAAGCCGAGGCAGACGCCAAGAGTGAAGCGGCGCTCGCCCGTGCAGAGGCTACAGACGCCCGAGCAGACGCTAAGACCGCTACCAAGCTGTCCAATTCGGCCACAGGTGACGCACGAAAGGCGGATAAAGCCGCAAACGCCAAGCAATCAGACGTTAGCGGTGTTCGCGGGGATCATGGCGGGCAGTCCAGCCTTACGACCAAGTGGGTCGGGGATATCACCAACCGCGAGAAGCTGGACCTGGAAAAGCTGCGTCCGTTCTTCTCAGAGGACTCCCTGCAAAAGGCCCTCAACGCTTTTGTGAAGCTGCACAAGGACACCCAGAAGGTCAAAGGTGCCAAAATCTACGAGACCGATCACACGTCCTACCGCTAGTTGGTTGGTAGGCCACTTCAAAAAGGAATACCTTGATTATGACAAACGCTATAACAATCGCCGCACCACGGCTGCCGTACCACCCGCAGGTACAAGAACGCTTTGGCGTAGACCAGAGCACTTGGCGCGTACTGGTCGAAAGTACCTTTCCAGGAGCTATAACGCCCGAGGCTGTGATTCTCGCCCTCGGCTACTGCAAATCGAGAGGCCTGGACCCCCTCAAGAAAATGGTTCACATCGTTCCGGTTTGGGATTCCAAGCAGAAAAAGAACGTCGAGACCGTATGGCCCAGCGTCGCAGAAATGCGGGTTACAGCCCACAGGACTAAAGAATACGCAGGGTGCGACGAAACTGTGTTCGGAGAGGAAATCGAGCAGACCTTCGAGGGCAAGGACTACAAAGGCAATGCCCTCAAGATTCACGTAAAGTTTCCATCCTACGCCCAGGTCACAGTCTACCGGATGGTTGCGGGCGTTCGCTGTCCTTTCCCAGGGCCGCGCCTGTTGTGGCGTGAGAGCTACGGCCAACGCGGCAAGGCCGAGGTCCCCAATGATAAGTGGGCCAAATCATCCTCGTACATGATCGAGAAATGCGCCGAGGCCGCTGCATTACGCAAAGCGTTTCCAGAGGAGCTAGGCAACGACCTCGCCGCCGAGGAAATGGAAGGCCGCGTTGTTAATGATGCTGGGACCGTCACTATCGACGGAGAGACCGGCGAAGTCATGCCCGCCAAGCCGACGCGAAAGGGCCTTGCCAATACCTTAGCTAAGGAGGGCAACTCTATCCAGGCAGAGATAGACTCAAAGGCCGCAACCGATACTCTCGCCAAGGAAGAAGCCGAGAAGGCAGAGCAACACGGCGGCACAACCATCGAAGGCGAAGCAACCGAGGTCGATCCGGCTGAATTCGTGTTCAAGGCCCGCCTCGCATCCAAAGGCAAAATTTGGGAATACGCGGAGGCCGCTGATTGGCAAAAGGCTATCGTAGACAAGGCCGCGACACTGAGCCCAGAGCAGTTAACTAAGTTCAGACAGGCCAACGAGCCGTACATCAAAGAGGTTGGCACCAACGGCAAGTCTGATGCGGCTATCGCGCTCAATGAGGCCCTGGACGCACTTCCGGCACCAGAGCCAGAAGCCGAGGCCTAATAGTCATGCCCCAAACCCGCCGGTTTTTGGATCTCTCTAGCGGGACCGTAGAGCGTGGGTCGCCACGTCGGGGCATACGAGGGGAACAAAAAGGTGGCGTCTACGGGCCGCCGCTGTTCTAATGGGAATATCAAAATGAAAACGAACTTGAAAATACCATGCTCGCCTTTACAGGTGAAATTGTTGCGATTTATCAAGGCTTACACGGCCAAACACCGCTATGCGCCTTCGGTTCAAGAAATGGCTGACGGTTGCGGCTGGAAAAGCAAATCAGCGCCAGCGCGAATCCTCAACCAGCTTGTAGATCTGAAGCTCATTACGCGATCATCAGGCCGTATGCGTACCGTCGCGCTGACCAAGGCCGGGGAAGCAGGGGGTAAGCCATGAGTGATTTAGACGCGCTGCGGGAAGATTTTAATGTTGCACACTCAACGGGCGTGGAGATTGGCAAATCTGCGGTAGCCGTTATACGTGATCTACAGGCAGACAACGAGCGGCTGCGGGAGGAGCGGGATGAACTTGCTCACCAGTTGAAGGTTGCGATGGGCGAGACATCCTTGCGGGATGAAAGCATTAAAACTCTGGTGTTGTTTTTTGCCGAAGATGCAGAGCGGCAAGAGTTTGTCGAGTTGGTCAAGGAGGCAAAGCCGGGGATGATTGAGCGCACCATACCGAGCTATCCGACTAAATCAGACGCAACACTAAATTCAATGATTTTGGGCCTTCACGCGATGTTGTTTGGCGAGTCGTCACAACAAGACCCAGACCACGCCCTAGCGTCCATATCAGACGGCGGCGAGATACACGAGTTTGTTCATGAAATGGTCAGGCTGTTACCTGATACCCAACATCCTGGCTCCGCCGACGTAAAAGAAAGGACCAACTGGCGATATTAAGACCCCTTAGCACCTTGGGGGAATCAAGGTGTACGAAATGGAGTTAAAACCCATGAGTGATTTAAAAGAAAAAATTGAAACACTGGCAAAAAGATCAGCCGAGGCAGACAAACCCGGTGATGCAATGCACCTTGCACAAGCGGCGCTAAGTTTGGCGCAAGCGTACGGGTCTCTTGAAGCTGTAAAGAAGTAAACACTACCTCCCCGGCCTTAGCAGGTCGGGGTTACTTTAACTTGAGGCCATAGGGAGTGATAATGATGAGCAACATGCTGCAAACAAAAACGATCACCCGCGTCTCCTTTGATAGAGAAGAACTGAAAAAACATATTGGCACAACCATCAAATTAGCACGCCTTGAAAAAGGCTTAACGCAAGAAGACCTCTCGGTGATTATAGGTGTTTCTAGGACACAACTTGCGAACATTGAACTTGGCCGGAGTTACCCAGGAACAGAGGCGTTGTTGTTGGCCGTGGTTCATTTCCATTTAGTGCTGGACCGTCACTATTTAGGCGTGACAGCAACGGAGAGCGACTAATGACCACCCTCACAGACCGCATATGCTGGCAAGATTTGGACGAACAACAGTGCTGCGATGCTCTCTATCAAATCGGCGGTGCTCTTCGCCGCATGGGCAATTTTGATCTAGCTGCTGACGCCGAGAAAATATCTAACGAGCTACACCCCGGCGAAATAAAGCCCGCGCCAATAGTACCGAGGACAATCACATGACTGACCAAACGAGAAACATAAACGCCCACGCCGCCGCTAAACTTGCCTCTTGCTTATGGAACGACCGGTACGCATCACAGACCGGGGGCCTCATGGATTTTTGGGACAAATTAACACTGGGCGAAAAGAGGACAGCAGCCCGCGAAGTCAAGAAGATTCGTGAAGCCAGACCATATACAGGGAAAACACCATGACCCTACTCGACAAGCTACGCGCCGCGACCGGGCCTGATCGGGAGTTGGACGGATTGATCTTTGACTCCCTAAACAAAAGGCCAGAATACCCAGATGAGTTTGGACATGGGAAAGCACCCACCACACCTTGCTCACGCGATTTATCTGTGTGCGACTCTTGCGGAGAAACCGCGACTACGATGCTGACGTCAACTTACCGGCGTTTTTAACAGCAAAGAACATAAAAGACTTTATTCCCAAAGACTTATACGTGACGTCCAGCCAAATCGAGTTCTTGATGCCCAACGGGCATCGGGCGTTCGGCTACAAGGCTGAATTGCTTCCTCAAGTCTGCGAAGTATATCTCGAAGCGCGCGATGCTGACGCATTGGTTCATTCGCGGGTTGACGTTGAAAATTGTTGCCTACAATGTTGGTTCGGTTGCCTCGATTGCCGTCGCAATTTTCCTCGCGGCGGATGAGCGTTACAGTTCACAACACGGCGTATTTATGATTCACCCAACGGCAATATCACCACAAGCAGGAATGACCGCAACTCTACTTCAAAGTACTCTTAACAGCGCCTTGGCTGATGAGACGCGCACTGAAAGCATCTTGCGCGAGAGGGCCAATGTTCCCGAGGAAATCCTCAACGACAGGCGCACTAAGGACGTTTACATCACGCCTGACGATGCCGTAAGTTTCGGGCTTGTGAGTGAGATTAGGGAGTTCTCGTTGCCACAAGGGCACCAAATTCTCCAAGTCTGAACCTGAATACTGCATAAGATTTATCTCCAGTTCTTAGGATGCCATAGCAGCCTACAAATGTCACGATGCGCTAATTACTTGGCTAGTTAAGTATATAGGTCCCTGATGTTAATATTAAAAAAGGTACCGATTCAGTCTATGACTCAAAAGATAGGATAAAGAAGGTGAAAGTCGATAACGACGAACCTATATCATATGATACACTTAGTTCTTTCGTTACGCGCATTAAATCGGCTATATTTGGAAGATGAAAAGATCAACACACATCACCGTTCTGCTAGGTCTGTTATTTGCGCTTATCGCCATATCCGCATCACGCCCTGAATGGATTAGCGACTCAAACATTTTTTTACGTGATTTTGTAAATCACGAGTTATTGAATATTCTTGGGGTTATTCTTGCCATTACGTTGGCATCCATTAGCCAAATACATTTGCGTCTTAATGAGATAGAATGGAAAATAAAGGATAACAATCAGCAGCAGCCATCACCGCCTCTGTTCGCTGGTACTAGGCGAGAGTTAATTTCATCGGCCAAATGGCTTTTAGGGCTGTTTTCTGCGGCTGCTGTACTCGTTCTTATAAAGCCCCTTGTGGCGTGCTGTGGCCTGGATGGAGCGGTAGTAAACAGTTCCGCTGTCTGGATATTGACATTCAATATTCTAATTCTATCAGATGTCACTCTATCAATATTCCGAATTGAATTTTAATTTTATTATGCAGAAGTTAACCCTCAAGAAAGCACTTAAAGAGAAAAACCTCGATCAGTTCATTGCCGAACATGACAAGGACGGTGATGGAGACGTTGACGAGTTTAACGCAGCTATTTCTTCAATGGTTCAAAAATCGAAAGCAACTCAGGTTTCACCGTCTCACACAGGCGGTTGTCTGGATGCAATCTGCGGCCTTTCCAAACTTAACGCCGCACACAAAGCCTCTTGAGCAAGAGCCAGAACTGATCTTCGATTTCCGTCATAAAATATCGTTGAAGAAATAACCTCAGCAGCCGCCTCAATCATCTCAGGCGTAACCACAACTTCCTTTGTTTCTTTTTCCATAATTCACCGGTCTGTCAAACGCTATTTCAGTACCCAAGCCTGATTAACAAGCTCGGTCTCACCCAGGGCGGCGTAGATAATTGCAACGCCCTCTGGGTCTTCTGGATCTTCGCCAGCCTCAACGGCAAAGAATGACTTAATCCATGTGGTGCCGCGCTCAAGGTAGCTATATACCATATCCTTGCCGAAATAATCAAACACCGCGTCCGCTCCTTCAACTGTAATTCTCTCACCTGAAATATGCGTGTAACTGACTATACCGAACTTTGAAATCTGCCAAAAGCGGTGAAGAATATGCCAGTGGTCAGGCGGATCAATCCCGACACGCTGCCAACCAAGAACGAGTTGGGGCATTTGATCTGGGTTATCAAGGAAAACAGACAGGCGATTTGTTCCATCGCTCACATCTGGCGCGGGTTTTGTGGGTACGTGTTTTGCGCCTAGTGTCCATACTGGTTTGGACATTAAAACATTCCAATAAGGGCTTGGATTGAAGCGGCCACGATAATTAGAGCCACCGCGCCAAAAAAGACTTGTTTGGGCAGAGGTAATCCGAGAAACCACGTTTTGAGTTTAGTCATGGGTTATTCCTTCTCATAGTAATCTATCAGGGCGTTTGTTTGTTTAACATATCTCAGGATGTCCTGGAAGGTAGCGCCAAGCGTCAAGTAAGAGTTCTCAGACATACAGAGGTATGAAAATGGCTCACCGCTCTCTATGGCCACCGCAGCCGTTTTAGGTGTCATGGCAGTAAAGAATGACCGGCTCTCAATCTGAGGGGCTATTACCGGCGCTGGGCGTGCTGGGTAGAACCGTGGGGCTGGAATCTCCACCGTCACCACCTCCACTGGTAGAAGCGGCTTCGAGAGCAATGAACACCCTCCGAGTAGCCATACCAGCAGCCCTAGCTGCAACAGCGGGCCGCTTCTCAATCTCAGCATCTAATTTGGTTCTCCAGGCATTTATGTCGGACAATTGGCGGTCTCGTTCCGCCTCGGCTTTGTTTTTTGCATCTTCGTGGAATCGTATCTGAATCTGATCTGTGGCAACCTTGGCAACGTAGCCCTCAATCCGTGAGTTCTGCGCCTGAATCTCACCCTTGAGAACCTGAGTGTTTCCAATGGCCGTGTCCCGCTCGACTTGGTAGCGTTCCGCCCGTTGGTACTGATACCCGCCAAAGGCTATGGCTATGGCGAGACCAGCTCCCATTATGCCTGTGAGGCCGAACATTACGCCTCAATCTCCGGTAATCCCCGAACAGTCCCGGCCTTGGATATGGTCAGGATTTCCATTTTAGGTTCTTCACCCTCGGGAGCGATTGAGCAATGAACCCATCCGGCCCTTGGGTCGTCAGGACTGTAAAACTCAAGAATTAACTGCTCGAATGTCAGGTTTTCAGAACACCATCGCGCTAGATCCTCATTGGAAACGCCCGGTACTTCAAAATCAACGGCGCGGCCTGTTATGTGCTGTGAGGCAGGTTTTGACCCGATGGCCTCATTCAAATCCGGGCAGCGGTACCAAGACGATGGCGCGAACGGTACCCCGTAGTGATTGCGGACAGGCTCTAGGATGCTCTCAGCGACCCGTGAGAGCCTATCGTGGTATTCCGTGGGCGGTTTGTTGTCTATGCCCTTACGGTCGGCTGTGTGGCTCTTATAGGCTTCTGTGAGGCTAAAGTGTTCTGAAAGTCTAGGCATCTGGATTGTCCTTGATATTCATTTTAGCCTCCATCCGGCTTATCTTGGAGAATATCTTAACAGAATCATCGTGCCGCTCGTCGAATGCTTTAGCGACTGTAGCACGTAAGCTTGTCTCGCGGGCGGTGTCTCGGGCCTCAGAAATAGCGCGTTCCGTGGCAGTATTCTTGGTGGTGTAGTAAAATAGAGCTATCAGGAAAAGAATGAAGATGCCGGCTATTCCGTACTCAAGCAGTCCGAAACCCGCGCTTTCTGCGATTTTATCCATTGGCCTGACCGAAAGAGGCCCGAATCACTACCACAAAATCGTCGTCGTCTGTTCCGGTGGACGGAAGCCGGTCAATGCCAATTCTGTCGTCTGTTAAGTCCACATAGCGCCCGCCAACGTCAATAATAACGTCGAGGCCTTGCGGTCTCTCCAAGAGAGATTGGACTAGCTCAAGGACTTTCATCTGTTCGCCTGTAGGTTTTCCACATCGGTCTCTAGCTTGAATAATCGCCCTGTATTAACGTCCACCTTAAACCGTAATTCGTCGCCCTGCTCTTTGCGAAACCGTGAACTCTCAACCTTGTCAATGCGCTCATCGAGGTCATTTAGGTCATTTGACATTCTCTCGACGAATGGAGCCATGACGCGCTGTTCCTGGGTAACCTCAGCGACAACGGCTGCGGTCTCTGAAGCTAGAGCCGTTATCTCGTCCATCTTATCGATGTAGTTTCCCATCAGGGTATTGGCGAGCCACATGGCAAACGGCACCCCCGCGACGATCATCGCCCGCGCTAACAACTTTAGGGCAGATATTTCAGCCCAACGTTCAAAGCGTTGCGAGTCCTCTTTGCGACTTCGCCCGTTTATGTCTTCGCTCATTAAACAATCATCCGACTATGCACCTACTAAAAACTCGGGTGCCTCGCCCGATAGAAACCTCTTGGTTTCTGCAACTTTTACTGTCACACCCTCTGTTCTATAGGGCGTTTTCCGTTTTACCACCTGTTAATTCTACCAGGGATTGAAGGTCGCTCTCCGCTTGACTTATAGCCTCGGTCCATGACCCCTCCGGCGACTGTCGATACAGCTTCATTGACGGATACCAGGGGGTTGAGTCTCCCTCGACGCCCCAAAACCACATACGCCCGGATCTGCTAGGGATAAAGGTCCAGACAGGCTTACCCATAGCCCCTGCCATGTGGGCTGCAACGCTGGAAACCGTGATTATCAGGTCACAGGCGCCGATAAGGGCCGCAACTCCGTCCATATCTTGTCTCAGGTCCAGGTCTGGCAGGTGATTTATGAGGGGAGCCGCCGTGTTGCGCTCCTCCTCGGTGCCGTCGTACTGGATATCAACGAAGGTTACTCCCGGCATTTGCAGGATCGGGCCGAGCTCTCCAAGCGGGATACTCTTGTAGGGACCGGCTGCGGCCGTGCTCTTGTAGCAGATCCCCACAATCGGGCCCGGTGACAAACGCTCACGGAAGGCCTGGGCCCTGTCCTCGTCCCAGGTCATATAGCCCGTATGTTTAGGAAAATCCTCGACTTTGCGCCGGAACATGGCTCCCAGGTCGCCAATATTGATATGATAATCAATCTTAATCATTTTGCCGCCCTCGGCTATTTTCAGCTTAGGGAACGACCGTCTGTACCAGGGGGTGAAGCGTTCAAAGCCAGACGTGACCTCAATTAACGGGGTCGCCCCGGCTTCAATCACGTCCTGGATCATTGAGGCGAACATAACCCGCTCGCCAATGCCTTCCTCGCCGACCAGGAGGACCTTCCCCTTCGATCGACCGTCCCAGACAGGCGTTGTGGGGTACTTGCATATCTGATTGCCGACCGCTGGAAAGCGAGTCCGCCGGTTGTAAAGGTTCCAGCCGCGCTCATAGTCACCCATCGTTAGGACCGCGAGCATGTAGTTCTGGGCGATATAGTCACCGCTAGGATTCAATTCTAAGGCCTTCCCGAGCAGGGTTAAGGCCCTCTCAGGTTCAAGGTCGTAGATTAGGGAGCCAAGGTTCGCCAGAGCGAGCGGTGATTCTGGTTTGAGCTCTAGGGCCTTAGTGAGGGCTTCCTCGGCTAGTTCGTATTGGCCGCTAGATCTAAGGCAGACCCCGGCCCACAAATGACCCCGAGAATCCATCTGGTCGAGATTAAGAGCCACCTGGGCCAGGGACATAGCCTCGTCGTGCTTTTTCGCCTCAAACAGAGGCGCTATGGCCTGATCCAGCCAGTCTATGAATTCCTTAATGCGGGCCTGTGTCCAGCCGCCCTGGATTACCTCAAGCTGTCCCGCTTGTCCGCCTTGGCTTCCATCCTTTGCGTTTCCTGCTTTACGAGCAAATTCCGCTCCGATAACAACACGTCCAGTTCGCTCCGCTTCTCGTCCGGTGTCATTGTCAGGCTTCTGTTGATCTTCGTCTGCTCGTCCCGGATTTTCTTTAGCTTCTTCGCTACCCGGTTCATCTTTCTCATGTCCGCCCCGACCCCCTTGTTCTCGGGTAGGAGAGATTGCCTCCTGTATTCTACCGCCCCCTCGTCGTCCTTGATCTTCTGTAGGCCGCTGTACTGCTGGCTTATCTCCTTCTTCAACTCGAAGAACCTGTCTGTCCATTTTGTACTCCTCATTGGTGCCTGACCAACGAACGACTTGATAATATTGCGTTCATCCAGCCGCTTGCTTGCCTTTGGTGGTGCGCCACCGATTATGGTGTCCGAAATCGCGTCTGATGCAGCCAAGATGTAATCACCAAGGGTAGCTGTAAACCCCTTTACAACATGCTCTATCTTCGCAGGCGAAAGGCCGGTCGCTTTCCCAGCTTCTTTAGCTAGGTATGACGTGCGATCGTTATATCGCATTTCAGGGGGCAGGTTCTCCATAGACATCGACTCTATGGGCGTGTCCCTAAAGCTGTCCTTGTTTGCAAATAGCTCGATAGGCGTAAGAAGCCATGGGTTTGAGGCCGGGTTAATGGCAAATGTATTCATTATAAGGTTAATCATCGCCTGTTTACTGGCGCTGCTTCTGTCGTTCCCCACGATTGATTGCAACATACGCTCTGGGATGGTCCCGAAGATTGCGCCAATCTCAAAGGGCTTGGGAATATAGCCAAACTGCGGAAGCCCTACTTTCATGGCGTTACGGCGCCCAAGTATCCGCCAATAGTTGATTACCCAGCTTGCGTCCTTAACGTATTCAGGCAGGTCGTTGTATCCACTGGCAGCCGGTAGTTCTTCGTCCTCGTCCCAGCCCTCGTCACCCATATTGATTAAGGCCATGGCTACGGTGAACCCGACCATCATGCCGCCCTTAATCATTAGCTTCTTCATTAGGCCCTCTTTTACGGCGGCCCTGCCACCGACGCGGGCTAACTTGTAGAGGCCTTGAATTCTCGCGTTTAAGAACGGAGAGATTGAGGTTAAAAGCACGGCCAGATCGCTACCGCCGCGCTTGTAGAAGTCCATGAGATCCCCAGCGGCAAAGGCGCCCTGCCGTATGTCGCCTTTCGTGGCGTCCTTGACCCTCTTGAAGGTCACATTACGGTTAGCAAGCTCGCCGCGCCGGCCAACATGATGCTCCCACGCCCTAAAGGTCCTCATAAAGAGCTCCAGGGGATTGAGAAGATGCACCAGCTTGTTGTCTCTCTCCATCTGGCGTAGCTGTTTGAGGATGTCTTTGGGCGCGTTCTGATAGAACCCAACGTCGCCACCGGCGGCCATCAGTTCCCGCACTTGTGGGTCGTCCATGCTTATAGTGAGGGCCTTCATAGACGCCCACATTTCCTTATAGAAATTGTTTGAGCGTTCCTCAGATATCAACCAGGACGAGCCAGAGTCACGGCCAAAGTTACGGGCCATAAATGCGGGAAAGGCTGTGATTGCGCGGGTAAAGAAAGTCTTGGTGTATATGAGTGGCGTTAGTATGTAGCCGCTCATTTCCTGCCGATACAACTGGCCTATGCTCTTGTAAACAATCCTGTTGTGGACCTCGTAATACTCGACCTTCCCATCACGGCGGATAGATACGATATTGTTGCCGAGCTTAACCGGATCTGCGATCGCGGCCATTGCGGTTATCGAACTAACCTTCTCCAGGTCGCCATCAATCGCTAACCCCTGTTTCTTTAGGGTGCTAACGGCGGCACTGGTCGGAACTAGGGCACGGATACGGGCCATGCCGACCTTTTCAATAATGCCGAGCTCTAGCCCTTCGTCTATTGCGAGCACCGCGGCGACGTTCTTCATAGAGGCGTCGACTAGGTGTGTGATATTCTTGGCTATGTTCTCGACGATACTAGGGATCGGTTGCCCCATGGCCTCGACCTCATGGGTCGTTTTCCCGAGCTTCTTTCTCAGGGCATTGGCTTCTGATTTCTTCTCAAACCGGCCCATAACGGAGCCGGTACTGTCCTCAATAACGCCCCAGAGCTTCTTGCCGCCCGTAAGGCGCTTAATGCCTGCGGACTGGCCCGTTAAGCCTCGCGTCCTCCTTGGCCCCGTAACGCCAGAGCCTTCCTCTATGTGCCGATAGAACGGCACGTAGTCCATATTCTCCCAGCCAACAGTGCCCTTCTCCGGGTCTCCGTTGCGTTGCTTGTCGTTAATGAGGCCCATATCCTCCGCCATATCGAGGACCTTCTTCATATAGACCTGGAGCTTGTCGAATACCTCGACCAGTTCTGGGTTCTCCTCCCCGAGACTCAGGAGATCTTCTACGTCTGCCTCAGTCAGATTGTGCTCCCGGCCCTCACGAATAAGTTTCTGTGCCCGTACCCGTCGAGCGTAGGCGTAGCCGTTAAAGAGGCCTTCCAGGTTTCCGCTAAAGATAGGCTCCAGGATGGTATACAGGCCGCCGGTATCGTCTTGGCGCATAACCCCGTACTCACTGTCCCAGTAGGGAGCACCCCAGCGGATCATCGCTTCCATTTGTCCGGCATTATGAGAGGCGAGAGACGCGGCGACATAAGAGGCAAGCTCTCGATCGGCAGCTTCCGGGTTTAGGGCGAGGCCCATTTGGCGTTGACCAAGAGCATTATCAGCCGTGGCCCATACCCACTCGTTCTTGGCGTCTTCCCAGAGGTTAGCGCCCGTATCCATGATCCGCTCCATGAGCGGTCGGTGGTCCGTAACGTCGGTAATCTTGTTGATTGCCCGATTCTGGGTAGGCGTTCCCCGGCGCATGAAGGAGTCACCGTCCATCGCTGCGTCTGCCGCCAATTCCGCGTCAGTGTTCCGCATCCCCACTTCGCCGCTGGCGATCCGGTTAAAGATACTGTCGATCGTATTGAAACCCTTGCCGATCAGTAGGTCTCCAAGAGCATTGAAGAACTCCACAACCCGGTCCCAGGCGGTGCGTTCAAAGCCTTTCTTGTCAACATTGCCTGCCTGGAAGTCCGCGAATAGATCCGCGATTGCTTCCTCTATAAGTTTTTCCTCAGAGAGGTTTTGTCCTGTCGACCGCTCTCGAACGTCGTCCATCCGGGCCTTATTGCGAAGCACGGCCTTGGATAGGGCGGTCCATTCTGACTCACGGATTACGCCTAGTTTACGCAGGGCATGGATTACTTCGTGGTTGAGAACCCAGCCCTTGTCCTTCTTGGCGTCGAGGGCAACCTCGATCAATCCGCGTAGGTACTGGCCGTCCATGAATTCGACTTCGCCATCTATCACCGCGGAAATCGTTTTCTTGAGTCGCAGGGCGATATGGCCGCGTGGGTCGATCTTTTTCAGGGCAGCAACGAGGTCGTTCAATAGATCCGTGGTCGCAGCGTCCGAGAATTCCCCGGTAACAGTCACGCCACCCTTGCCAACATTGTCGGAGGGGTCGGAGTGACGGCGGGAGAATTGTGGTGTGGCCTCGTCCCCACCCTTAGACGCGACCGCTAGGAAAGCCTCGCGGTCGGCTTCGGTCTCAAACTGGAACCCAGGGATAGCGCCATTGCGTGAGAACTTGGAATAGTAACCGTTGTTCTGTTTGGCAATCTGATTAAGGCGGGTGTACTCCTCACGCTCAACACGACTATTTAGTGACGCGACGAATAAGGGGATATTCTTCTTCGCGTGGTTTGTTTCTGCCGTGGTGAAGTCAACGCCTTCGACCCCCTTAATATCGACCTTAACGGTTTCACCAGACTCAATCCCGGCAAGCCATTCGCCCATTGCCTCGTCGTTAGGCAGCACGTAGGACTTCGAGCCCGAGTCATAGAAGCCACCGTTTTTCTCGGCAAGCTGGGCGACCCTTCTAAACTCTCCAGACCCCAGGAACTTCTTGGGTTTAAGCAAAGAGTTTCCGGCTTCATCAACCGTGATTTTGTACTCATTACCGCCAGCAGTAATGGTTCCGTCCTCGTTCGGCTCAACGTCTATGTCTTTTGTAAGCGGCTCAAGGCGAGTCCCGAGGTCCGTATCTTCCATACGGTCGAACAGTTCCTCGACGGTCTCAGCATTGGTGTAATCGCGGCTTCTTTGTTGAAGCTGCTCCGCAACGTCTTCATCAGCCTGCTTTTCCAGGACAATGATCTTGGTCATTACCGATGTGCCGGCCCGTTTAAACGTAACCGAGGGCATTGCGACATCAGCGACGATATAAACGTCTTCGACAGCCTCATAGAATGCCGCGAATTTCTTGTCCGCGGCGGGGCCTGTAGGGATTAAAGCGACAATTCGCCCACCGTTTTTAAGGTGCTTAACGGCCTTCTCAACGTGTGCCACCGCCGTTGCTCCGCCTGATCCATAAGGCGGGTTCATTATGATGGCGTCATACTTATTGATTATATTCAGGTCCTCGAACCGTGAGGAGACAACCTTCGCTCCAGGCGTTGCCATAGCGGCCCGGCTTGATAGGTCCATAGACGGCTCAACAATGGTTCTGATTGAGGTCTCTGGTAGGAAACGGGCGATAGCACCATGACCGGCCGATGGCTCTAGGACCTTCTCACCGACCTTAATATCAGCGAACTCAACCATTTTGAACCCGACAGGCTCCGGCGTGGCGAAGTAATCAATGCCCTCGCGCTGGTCTCTGCGGCCAGACTTCTTTTGCTGGGCGTAGTAGTACGTCTTGGCTCGTTCCCATGGAGTGAAGGAGTTTGATTCCTGGCGATCCGCTTCCTTCCCGCCCTTACCGTCTTCTTCTGAAACCGGATAGGTGTCGCTATCCAGGAAAGCCTCGATAAATGACTGCTTTAGCGCCCTAGCGTTGTCTCCAAGGGCGAGGTTTTCAGCCGTAGAGGACCTCTCTGCTATCTTGTCCGCAAACGTGTATCGCTCCCAGGTGGTGCCGGTGTTGAAGTATCTGAAAGCGGCATCTGTAACCTGCCCTTCCCGATAAACCCGGCCTTCTTCCTGGATAGCTGTAACAGGGCGGCTGGGCATCCCAAGATTTACGAGCGTGCGTCTATGGATTCCGGTTGTGTCGTGCAGGGATATTCCGGCCTCGCCAGCGGCAGACTGAATAACAATAAGGTCGTAACCGTTGCTGTCCGTATTAAACAGGTTCATAGCGCGGGCGCGTTCTCCCTTGGAGACCCTGCCGTTGTAGAGCAACGCATTGGGAAACTCTCTCTGCATTGTCTCGATTGGAGAAAGCATATCCGCGAACTTAAGTTCGTTAACGTATGGATTGCGCTCTAGGAACTCGTCATAGAGAGACTGTAGATTGAACTCTTGAGCGGTGTCTCCATGCCCTACAGTAACGGTCGAATCACTAGCAAAGGCGCCATCCAGCGCGAACGGGTTGAACCCTCCGCCCACATTAAAGTCATGGAACACAACGACCTTTCGGCCTGCCTCAATGCTGTCCTTGATATACTGAACCGAGTGCTGCGCCTTAATCGCCTCAAGCAGCTGTTGGCGTGAGATATAATCGAATTTCTTTTGCACCATTTCGCCGAGCACGCGGAACTTGCCGTCGTCAGCCTCGTTCAGGAATTTCATAGCCTCGTCTATGCGATTCCCCAGGCCGTCCTCAATCAGGATAAACTTGCGGTCATAGTCGGGCTCGATATCAAGGCGGCGGCCAGAGAGTGATTTTTGATCGGTGACAAGCCATTCATGGAACCCGCGCTCCATAACGTCAAGATTTACACCGCCGTCTGGGCGGGTGAGCTTGCCTGTTCGCATCCGATAGCCAAAGTGGCGCATATAGAAAGCGTCTTGCGCGTCTGGCTGGTTGTATCCGCCCTGGTTACTGTCGTCGAAGCCCTGGTTGTACTCGAATAGATACCCGTTGGCATAATCAACCGTCTTTACATAAGCGAACGGCGTGGCGCTAAGGAATAAGGCCTTTGCGCGGGGTTGCAGCTTGTATTCCTCAATACGCTTTTGAATAGCTGCGTCGAGCTCTGCCCAGGCGGCGTCTACGGTCGCTTGTGGGGCTTTGGCTTCTTGGAGCGTTTTTAGCGCATCAACAAGGGCAGCCTCTTGTGTATAGGCCTTCGTTCTTAGTCCTTGAGGGTGGTTTGTGATTGCGCGGAGGTTCTTTAGAGGCTCCGTGACCTTGCCATCCTGGGACGACATTAGCTTATGTGACTCGTCTGCCGCTACGAAGTCCCATTCGCGGTCTGCGAGGGTTTGGTTCTGACCAAGATTTGCATAGGTCGTCACGACCAAGCCAGTGCCGGCGCCTGCTACACCATCCAAGCGACTGACTGGTATTCCCAGGTTTTCAAAAGCCTCAATCCAGGCGTTCACAACACCCTGCGTCGGGGCGACAACAAGTATGTTCTCTCGGCCTTGGCGGTACTGGCGTGCGATAATCCCAGCCCCGGTATAGGTCTTTCCGGTGCCGGTGCCATTTGTAAACATCATCCCGTGGCCGTTCTCGGCTGCGAAACGGCGCTCTGCTTTCAGCACATCGTCGTGTTGTTCTGGGAATAGGAACGGGAGGGACGCGGCTATATTGTCCGCATCGCCTTCGATAATCTCAACACTGTTCGCTTTTTTCTGGGCTTCCCGCTTGGCTTTTAGGTCAAGGGGTTTTGTAGTAGCCGACTTAGCTGGGTCTGTTGTTCCTCGGTCATTGGGCGCTCTCGGCCCGCTAATATCAGGGCCTCGTCCACTGTCTCCAGATTGGGTAGCGCCCCCATGTTCCCCGGATTGTCCCTGACGTATGCCGCTATTGCTTCCCGTTCCCAGAGAAGGGGCCCCATCATTAGAAGCGACAGCCGTACCGCGGAGTCCGTCGTCCCCGCTTTGGTTAGCTTGGTCTCCTCGTTCTCCAGCGCCTCGTCCATCTGCTGATCCTGGAGCGGAAACATCCTCTTGCCGAACTCCGTCGCTAGAGGATACTTCGCTATCTCGTTCCAGATCGGCGTTGCTACTTGGTGCATTTTGGTCTCCTGGTGTCAGTAGGTTGCCTTGTCCAGCCTCGTTTTCTTTGTCCCTCTTGGCAACTTTCTCTTTGGTGGTCTCACCAAACATGCCGCCGGGTTCGTCCTGCTCTTTTTTGGTTTTGAGCTTGTCGCCTTTGGAATCTACGAGTTGCTGATTTGAACCTTTGGCTCCAGGAATAATGCCCTGCGGCCTGGGTCCATCAACAGTGTCTACTGTTTCTGTTTCAGCCGTAGCCGGTTTATCCCCAGCCTCAGTTTCCTGCTTGTGTGTGCCATTCTGAGCGCCGCCGCTTTCAGTTCCGGGGACGATTCCGGCTTGTTCGCCACGCGCATCCCCGTTCTCTCCTTCTGGCGCATTATTTCCATCGGTATCGCTTTCAAACGGGATTTCATCATCTTGCTCCTGTGGGTGGGGATCATAGCCGATATCGCCCTCATGTTCCATATAGTCGCCATCGGCTTCTATGCTCTCTAAATAGTTGTCGATTAGTTGCTCAAGCTTCTCGTCCGTTAAATCCTTGGAATTTAGCCCATAATCCTCTGCAAGGGCTTCCATTTCAGCGCGTTTTTGGTCTGGATCTTCCTCGACTTCAGCCACATCCTCTGGGCGCCGACCCTCAACAAGTTTACGGGCGGCGAGGTCAATGGCCTCATATAGAGCGGGGCTTTCCGACCCTTCTGGGAGGAAGCGGTCGGCTATTAGCTGCTCAATTATGTAGACAATCTGCATCCCGCCGGTCTTCTTGAACGGCTTACCAAACGCGGGTTGGAAATTGTTAAGGTGCCCAGCCTCCTCAATCCAGCCGTCCTTGTCATTCATCCCGCCATAGGACGCGATGGCCTGTAGGATCGTTTGTGGCTCGCGGTCGATTTTTTTACCGCGAACCCTGTTGGCTTTCTTTGGCTTGGTTTTCTCGACTGCGGGCGGGGCCTTGTCCGCTGTATCTTCGGGGCTCTCCTGCCCAAGGGTTTTAAGGGCCGCCCGAACCTCGTCGGCGGTGTCCATATTGTCTACGTTTCCGCCCGAGTCCTCGATCATATCGCGGGCACCGTTGTACCAACTCCGCAGGTAGGGCCTTAGCTGTTCAAGCGTAATCCCCATGCTTTCTGCCATTTTCTGCGCTAATGACACAAATTTACGGGTGCCAGACTCAATATGGAAAACGGCCAATTCCGTACCCATAGCAAGCATTTCCGGGTCGATCCCGCTACCTAGCTGGCTCTTGAACTTGGCGGACAGCTTCTTGCGAAGCTCCTCGGCTCGCTCGGCCGTCACTAGCTTGTTGTCGGCGCCGTAGTCCGCTTTGTCTTTAACAGGAGGCGTTTCGTTAGACTCAACGGGTTTAGTCGTGGATTCCTTAGCTGGTAACTCAGGCTTAGGAGTTTTCAGCTTTTCAGGAGGGTTATCAGCTTTGGCGGGTTCCTGCGGTTTTTTAGTTTCAGGCTTTTCGGTAGGGTTATCAGCCGACTCCGCTGGCGAATTCTGCAATTCTCCACGGATCTGCTCCTTGGACTTGGCGTTGTCTGGCTCGTTGTAAATCTCGTCAACACGGCGCTCAACTACCTGCTCAGGCGTTTCGGTTAGGTCTATCGTTTCCGCAGCGGGCTCTCCCATTACGGGGCCCTTCTGCGTGTTGTCCTTTTTAGTCTCAGCGTTCTTGCGGCCGAGGTAGTCCCCAGCCGTCAGGACTTCATACTTCTCCTGATTGATCTTGTCCGCTGTGGCGCGTTCGGTAATTTCAAGCACACTATTGAGAGTGCCCCTTTCAACGACGACCCAGCTATTCTCTCCATGTTTGAGTTCAGGGACGCGGTAATTATCGCCAAGAATTTCCTTAGTCCGTGCTTCCTGGTCGATCTTGTCTTGAGCAAGGGTCGCGGGGTCAGTCACGCCTGGGACAAGCGCGGCTACGTTCGCCTTCATCCATGCGTCACCCCATGCGGTTATAGCGGGCACGCCCCCGGCAATTACGTCGGCGGGTGGCTCGGCTGGTAATCCATCTTCAAAGGCCTTTTTGCCCATTGCGGCGTAATCGGTAGGCTCCCCAGCCACCACGGCTTCACCACCAGAGGAGGGCTGGGCGGCTGGGGCTGTCTGGACCGTAGGCGGCGTTCCAGACAGGTCTTGTTGGGCAGGAGCGAGGGGAGGGTCCGCTTCTGCCTCTGTCTGTGACACGACCGGCTCTCGCAAACCGAATCCGCCTTCGACCTCGACAACTTCTAATGTTCTACCTCTTAGATCTTTCCGCGATTTAGCTGCGACCCATGCCGCAGGCTTGGTTGGGAAAGGAGATCCGTCGTTCTTTAGCGATATCGTCGGGTCCGGGGTGACTAAGGGGGCATCGTCTATCAATGGAGAAGGATCAGCCGGGGCGATATCGGGTGTGCCCGCAGCAACGTCATTCTGAATAGCCGTGCCCTCGGCAATCAAGTCGCTATCAATAGGGCTGGCTTCATCCTCCGCGGTGATCGGTGCCTGCTTCTGGGGCCCGCCGGTTAATGCTTTTCTCTCCTTGGCGGCCGCTACGATTTCACCAGCGGCGGCCTCCATGCTGTCTACATGGTCGGCATATTGAGGCAAGACAGCCCGCAGCATATCCTCAACAATGTAGGCCGATTTTAGCTCTCGTTCTTCTACTGTGATGCTCTGGCCCTTCTTGGTCTGGGCAAGGTCGGCCTCTACCTCTAGCCATAAGCCGAAGCGAACATCCTCCATATATTCTGGGTCTTCGATATCAATACTGGCAACGTCAATCCCGGCTTTCTTCAGTTTAGCCCGTGCGATCGCTTCCGCACCCGATCCCGCTGAGTAAGCTGCGGTCGCAACCTCAAGAGGCGCAGTTCCGAGCTCTGCGATAGCTTCGGCGTAGACCTCTACCCAGTTCTGCACCTCGCCATAAGCGACCTTTTGCCCCAACGCTTCGCCAGTGCCACCAAGGACAGCCTGGGCCCCTAGTTGCGCCGGCACGTTGACGGCTTGGCGTCTGAACGGGCTACTCAGGAGCATCGACTTCGGGACCATCAGCTTCGTAGCAATCCCGCCTGATATGGCATCGAAGATACCGACAGCCAGGCCTTTCTTTAGGCCCTTCTCCCGAGCGTCAGCCATAATGCTTTCGTCTTGGAAGGCTTTAATAAGGGATTGGCTGTCCGTGATATCGACCCCGGCATCAGCCATGGCCTCAAGCATAGTGAAGTTTGAGTCCACCCAGAACGAGCCCGTACCTGTGCCACCAGCAAACCCTAGCATTTGAGCGGTTGTGCCTGCTGCCTTTAGGCCCAGACCTGCGGCGCCGCCCAAGGCCAAGGATGGTACCATATAGGCCGCGCTTTCAGCGGCAAGCCCCCAAATCAGGGACATAAAGTGTTTAGAGCCAAGCGTTCTGAAAAACGAGCCCGAAGATCCCGCCATAGCGTGCTCGACGGCGGGGTGCGATTTAATGCCTTCCTGCTTGTCTCTGCGTTGGGCGCTACTCGCGCTTTCCTCGGCAAGTCGTTCAAGCCAGAATTCGCGGCGCTCTTTTAGAAACTCTGGGTCCTGGGCCTTAACGGGGTTTTCATTGAGACGGGCTAGAGCTCGGGCGGTAGCTGCTTCATCCCCACTAGCTCTCGCGTCTTGATAGGCCTGGATCTTAACAAGGTTCTGCGCTGCATGGCTGGCTCTGGTGGCTGCTGCGACAGTGCCAAGCCCATACCCACTTTTAGTCAGTGGATCCGTAACATTCCGCTTAAACCGCGTTCTATCGTCACCCTCTAGGTTCGCGTCGATCGACGCAGCATCCAGATTGATCTGATCCTTAGACTCCGCAGACAACGTAGGGGCTGTGTCTTGCACCTGTGCCTGCCCGAAGGGAGAGAAGGGGCTAGGCATATCAGCCTGTGTTAACGGCGCTGGACCCTCAACCGGGGCGGCGACGGGCTCTGGGATAGGCTCGGGGACGGGTTCGGGCTCAGGCTCGGGTTCCGGCGCGTAGAATTCCGCGGCGGGCTTGCCACCGTTCAGGAAGTCTATGTAAGGGTCAGGCGCACTGTTGCCGAAGTAATCGGCGGCGGGCCTTCCGCTATTCAGGAAACTCTTAAAGTCTGGCGGCATTTCTACTGATTACCAGTAGCGAGATTGAGCCGCCTTAGGGCTTCCTCTTGAGTGATTGTACCAGCCTCATATTCCTGTCTAATTCTGTCCATGGCCTGCTGCTGTTCCGGTGTAGGCGGTGCTGCGCTTGGTGGTGGCGCTGGGGTCCCACCTAATCCATTGGCGGGCGCGTCCATGATTGTCGGCTGTGCAGACTGGTTGCCCAATCCGATGGCGGCGTTAGGATTCGTAGCCGTGACCGCGCCAATGCCCTGCCCATGATCCGGCGCTTCGTCCGGAACATCTAGCCCGTGCTGCTCTGCGTACACTTTTGCCACATCGGGCATAGCGACCATAAGACCCTTGTAGACAAGGAGTAGCTTATCCGGGATTTCTTCTGGCCCTATCGAAACGCCATCTTCTGTGCCGAGCCCGGTTATATAGAGCTGCTCGAAGTCCTTTACGGCCGCCGCAACCTTGGCATCGTAGTTAACGCCCGCTGTTCTTAGGGCGACCTGTAGTTGCGCGGCGCGGTTTGCGGTCTGGTCCGCCCGGTACTCCTCCATCGAGTCCTGCTGCCTGTCTCTGAATGCGTCGTTTGATTCGTCCTGAAGGCGATTGCGGTCGGTTCTGGCCTTAAGGTCCCTCTCAGCCAAAGCATTCGTTTCTCCTTGCGAGAGCAGGGTGGCCTTCGCCTTGATTTCCGCGGCTGTGGCGTTTGTGCCAGCAAGAGCCGCTGCCGCATCCGTGGAGGCCTTCGTTTGGCGGGTGTCGGAGTCCAGCGATCGCTTATCAGCGCGAGCCTCGCTCTCGTCAGATATCATCCTCTGCCAATTCATCTTGGCCTGCTCGATAACGCCCTGGCCGTAGCCTTGAGCGGCGCCGGCTGCCATCAATCCTAATGCGCGTCCGATTCCCATTTATGCCCCCTGCGGCGGTGGTGGAGGCGGCGGGGCCTGTTGACCCTGCTGCGGCGCTTCCTGCCCTGCCATCTTATCCATACCCGGCAACGCCCCTTCTAGCACGGCTGGCGGCGCATCGTTTAGGGCCTGTAGGTCGGCTTTCGCGGCTTCCGGGTCCATTGTCTCTTTGTTCATCTGCTTGTAGTGATCGACAGCCTTTAGGAACCCAGTTTCGAGCTCCTCATCGGTGAATGTGTGGATACCCTTACTCTCGGCAAGCTCGGCAAGGTGCTCTGTGATTTCCTGTCCGCCATGAAGCATGGTTTCTCCGGTTATTTTCATCCCGGATTTGCTCGCTGATTTCTCAACGGCATCGACAACGTAGACAGCGGCGGTCGCAAGGGCCTCTACAGGATCACTCCCGGCACTAAGCATAGAGACAACGCTTTCCCCGGCTTTCTCATTCCCTTCGGCGGCAATCAGGTTAAGGGCGTTCCCTACGAATTGGTCATACTGATCCTGTTCCTCTGGCGACACATTGGCCTCGGGATCACCCTCCTCGTCCAAAGGAAGGTTAGACGGGTACTGGTCCGTCGGCGCATTCGCGTTGACAGCCCCGCGCTGTGGCGGCGGGGCTGGCTGTTGCCCGAGTCCGGGCGCGGGTGGTTGAGGAGGTAGCATTGCAGTCTCCTAAGCGAGTCTAGTCTGTTTTGGGATCTTAATAACTTGCCCGGTATCTGGGTCCGTAATGTAGGTCCCTTCTTCATTGTTTCCGTTGCTAAGGCGCTCAGTCGGGGTTGCCATAGCAACGCTGTTCGATTGCTCTCGGGCCTGTTGTTGGGCCACATCGCTTGTCGTGCCGACACCGGCAGGGGTGCGGTTCCCCATAAGCCCAGTCGCGCCCGCGAAATTATAATTATCCCCGCGAGCCTCAAGTTGCTTGGTTCCATCGTCGCCAGAGAGAGCGTTGGCTGCCCCACCAGCGAAGCCAGAAATCAACATGGCCTGCGGAATCGTAAGGCCGCCTGCTGTAGCCCCGCCGCCTGCTGTTGTTATTGGCACCCCAGTCGCGGCGAAACCTTCTCCTAAACTCACAGCGTTTATGGGTGCCGTGTTAGCAACACCAGAGGCGAGACCGGGGCCAGCCAAGGAGGCGGGGGCGGTAGTGCCAAGGCCAGGAGCAGCAGCGGCGAGTCCTGGGAGTTCTATGCCTGCAAGGACAGCACCGCCACCAACCGCGGCGCCAGCCAATGCGCCATAGCCCATATATTTCGTAATTTTCTTGCCGGTCGCAGCGGCGTAAACGCCACCAGCGGCAGCGCCATATCCTGCATACGTGATCGCGCCGATGAGGAAGGGACTGTTTATCCCAACGGTGGCAAGGGCGCCGGTTACACCGCTCGCCAAACCGCCCCCCAAAACGGTGCCAGCCAGTGCCGGGATCGCGGCTCCTACGGTTAAGACGACGGCGGCGACCGCTAGAACGATCGGGACGACGACCTTGGCGACCTTAATGACTTTCTTAAAGACCTTGCCAACGGCCTTGATTACGCCACTCATGCGGCTTCCTTTCTTTCTCTCACAATCTCACGCTCAAAGATTAACCCGCTACGGCGGAAACCATGGCGCTCGTAGACCTTCGCAATACGTTCCGGGTCCTCAAGCATATCGGTTGCCCCTGGGCGGATAACGGCAATGCGCGGTGTGCGCTCTGCCCACTCATAAAAGCTATTCAGGAGCTTGAGGTATGCCTTCGCTGGCGCATCCGGCGTCACGTAGAATTGAGCATCGACCGCCTCGAACCTCTCTCCAACAAGGCCAATCCTTTGCTGCATCCCAATATGGTAGCCCTGGATCTGCCCGTCCTGCTCGACCACGTTTACCCAGGTCCCGGCAGGAGAACGGTTCTCATTATTGAAAACAATCTCACGCAGCAAGCCCTTGGCGTAGGTGTGGTCCACCCCGCATAGGTCCCGATAACGCGACTTCGCCCCGGCTTCGACCATAAGATCAGCCATCCGGCGAGTGTCGGTCATGGTGGCGAGGCGGATCATTGGACAAACCCGGTCGGGGTTTGCGGTGTTTGCGGAACTTCGTCGGGCGTGCGATCCCAGGTGAGATCTACGCTGTATATCTGTTCGGCTAGATCTAGTTCAGCATCCCTTCGCAAGGAAGCATCCCGTATCAAGGCATTGCGCTGTGTCGCTGGAATATCAGAGTTCGCATTAACTGAGGACACGTAAGACGTATAGGTCGCGTTTGCATTGGCAACCGCATTCTGTATGTTCGTGTTCCTCTGCATTTCTATGGTGTCAGCGGTGTTTTGGTCGCGGGAGTCCCGGTCTAGCCCAGCCTCATTAAAGCGGTCGGCTGATATCTTCTCGTCAGAGGTAAGCTGAAGGCCTTGGCGCTCTTTCGCCGCTGCGTCGGCCATGCCCTGTATCGCGGCACGGTTCACGCCATCAGCGAGAAGGCGCTGCATAGCAGAGGCGTCCTGCTGGGCCTGAATCTCTTTTTGGCCCGTAATCTGCTGGTCCTGTAGCTGCGTGTTGTACCCGAATCCCTGCGCGGCAAGGTTCTTTTGGTGTGTCTGGCTCGCGTCCTGCGTGGCAATTTCCATCGCCACGCCAAGCCCAGCCTTGGTGCCTTCGCCGGCCGCCATGGACGAATTAACCAGGCCCCGCTTGTTCATGGTTTTCATGGCCTCGCCACGGGCCTTTTCCATGAGCGGGCTTGTAGACGCGATCAATCCAGGAAGGCGGCTCTCAACCGTATCGTTCGCCATTTGTGGCTGGTCGGTAAGAACGGAGTCCTGGCCTTGTGCGGCAGGCAGGTTCGGCAATCCGGGTGCTGCCGGAGTTGCCGGAGTTGCCGGAGTTGCCGGAGTTGCCGGAGTCGCTGCGGGAGGAGCAGACAAGCCCGCTCGACGCGCAGAAAGAGAGGCGGCGATCCGTCTGGCCGACGCACCATGGTTAGGGTCGTTAAACCGAGACTCATGGCCTGCGATTTCCCGGTCCAGGGCGCCGATATCGGTAATCGAGCTACCATTAGATATCAGGCGGTCCTCAAACCCCTGGAATTCGCTAGACTTCGCCCAATCTGTATCGGACAGGCTGGACCCCTTACGCGCTGCGGCGTAATCGGAATTAATTAGATCCCGTTCTTCCTGTCCTGTTATTGGGTTCACAGCCATGGTTAGGCCTCCGGCCAGTTGTCTAAAATCGACGCCGCTTCAACGTCTGTAATTATCCCGCTTGCCTCAAGCACGCCAAGATAAGCAACCGTCAATTCATCGTCGTGCGTCATAGACTGCGCCGCAAGATAGCCCTCATACGCAAGCCAAACGTTATCGTCAGTCGTTGCCGCCTTCGTGTCCTTGTCTATTTTTCTGAACCGCTGGACCGTGAGAAGTGTTGCTAGATATGCGCGGAATCCAGCAGGTGTGAGTTCACGGTAAGCTGAAGCAGGTGCTGGTTTGACGACAGGGACAGGCCCAAGGTCATTCACCGAAGCCACACCGGGAGTTCCGGTCCAGATGTCACGTTTAGAGACAGCCGTGTTTGTTGAACCGTCTTTTTTTGTGAGTCTGTAATTACGTAAACTCATACTAGCGCACCCCAAATTTCAAGAACGATATAGCCGCCACCACCTAATCCGGCATCACCGTTACCGCCGCCGCCGCCACCACCTAATCCGCCATCGCCTCCTTTTGATCCGGTCCCAGACCCAGCACCGCCACCGCCACCAAATATTCCACCGTCACCACCTGTACCAATGCTTGCGCCTTTAGAGTTAGCGGCTCCACCGCCCGCAAAATCACCCCCAGCACCGCCAACCGGTGTAGTATAGCCTGAAGCAGCGCCACCGCCGCCACCGGGCTCACCGTCGCCCGCCGTTGTGGCGCTTCCGTCACCACCGGCACCACCGCACATTCTCCAGCCATCGATGCGCGGAAAAGAGCTGCTACTGGCTAGACCGGCATTTACAACTCCGCCTGTCGTACCACTCGCATCGCTATCAGCGCCGCCACCGCCACCGCCAGTTGTTGTTGAGGAAGTCGTGGCGATACCATTGACGCCAGCGCCGCCGCTTGTGTGATTCGTGGTTGTTGCCGTTGTTCCGGCTGTTAGAATACTTGCGCCACCAGCACACGATACATTGACACCAGCGTTGCCGCCGTTAGACCCGTTACCCCACGGACCACCGGGCGAACCACCACCACCCATACAGTTTACCCAGGCGCTTGTTCCGCCGTCGCCACCATCCGCATTGTCTATATTACCGTCTGCACCAGTGCCACCCGCTGCGGCAGTGCTATCAATTTGGCCCTGTTCACCGCCAGGAGCCGTAACAGTCCACGTTCCGTTTGAAACAGTGCTAGAGCTTCCATCGGTATTTTTAGCAGCAGCAGCCGCAACCGTAGCTGTGATTGTTTCACCTTCAACCAGAACACGCAAATCATGAGCCCAGGCCGCACCCGCACCGCCACCGGGCTTTGTATTATCAGCCCCGCCGCCACCGCCACCCATTACCCTAGAAACGATCTGCTTCATTCCAGCGGTAACTGTAAAACTATCAGAAGCGGTTAACTCCATCGTTTTGATAAGGGCTAGACCACCCCCAACCGCAGCGGCAGCCGGGGCGTTATCTCCATAAAGGCCCATTAGACTGTCTCCCGATCGACCCAGCCATCCAGGACAATCATGCTCGATACGGCCGCGTATGCCGTAAGGGCAAGAGTGCTTTGGAGTATCGTTCTATCAAGGAGCGTGACGTGCCCTAGCGAGGATGGAACGGGAATCTCAGTAAGTTTTGCCCCGTCCTTTTCGAGGGTTAGCAATCGCGCCTCGCTGTCCAGGTTCATCGCCCGCACCGTCACATAGTCCGTCGTCCCTGACGTTGAGCCAGAGGTATGAACCGTGGTGTTGAGGCTGGATATCCCGGCAACCATGATAGGCCGCCCGTTAAGGCCAGCAGAGAAGGGAATTCGTACAATCGTGCTCATTATGCACCTGCATATAGTTGTGACCGCAGGACAAGATCGCCCTGCTCGGCTGTTTGGTTTAAGGCCAATACGTTTGCGAGAGTTACCTTGCGTTTCGCAGATAACCCCTCGTCATATATGGCAACGGTATCGTCCTCAGAGGGAGAGGCCTGGGCGGCCAGCCCGTCGATATCAAACGTGGTAATCGCGCCCACGTCGATTAGAGGATTAACAATGCGCCAATGGTTGCCCGTTGAATTGTAGGCAACGTCCGTAAAGGCATTGAGGAGCAATTCGCCGCCGGTTAACGCAGCGCCAGCAAATGTCACGACAGCCAAAGCGCCAAGTGCGCTCGCGTTAAGTGTGGCGGCCCCCGTGTTGGTCGCAACAGGT